CTCCGTGGAAGGCCATCCGGAGCTCAAGCCGGTGGCATCGATCACCATCGATTCGACCAAGGTCGATTCGGGTAAGCTCGCCGCGCTTGAGAAGAAGCTGTATGGCGACACTGCCGGCCAACCGACCCTGCCTCTTCCGGGCGAGGTCTATACCATGATGCAGACGGAAGAGTAACGGAAGTGAGATGTGCGAATGCTCGAATTGACGGTTGAAGGTGAACTCTACGACGAGTCGGAGAACGAATTTATCACTGTAGGACCGCGAACCGTTCGATTCGAGCATTCGCTTCTTTCCGTTTCAAAATGGGAGTCGATCTGGAGAAAACCGTTCCTTGACGACGAATCCAAAAGTATCAAGGAAACGCGGTCGTATTTTCGTTGTATGGCGATCGATGATATTTCGGATACCGAACTCGATCTGATCATGCTCAATCATTTTTCCGAACTTAATCATTACATCGAATCGTCGCAAACAGCGACCACGATCAATCACATGTCCAAAGGGCGTCGTTCATCATCCAAGGTGACGTCCGAACTTATCTATTATTGGATGTTTTCCGCTGGAATACCCGCGCAACCATGCGAGACGTGGCATCTCAGTCGTCTTATTACCCTGATCGAGATATTCGGCGTCAAGAACTCGCCGAAAAAGAAGATGGCAAAGTCTGATATTTCGAAAATGTACAGGGCCATGAATGCCCAACGTCGAGCGAAGACCGGAAGTAAGGGATGAAAGGAGTACTAATGGCATTGAATGGTATCGATATCGCCAGCTATCAGGCTGGTCTTGATTTTTCCAAGGTTCCTTGCGATTTCGCCATCATCAAGGCGACGCAGGGTACCGGTTACACCAACCCGGATTGTGTCCGAGCGGTCGAACAAGCCATGTCTCTCGGTAAGGGAGTTGGCGTCTATCATTATATTTCCGGCGGCAATGCGGTCGCCGAAGCAAACTTCTACATTGACTCGATCCTTAACTGGATCGGCAAGGTGATGATCTGCCTGGACTGGGAATTCGACCAGAATTCGGCATGGGGCAATGAGTCCTATCTCGAGCAGGTGATCAATCAGGTTATCGCACGAACCGGCGTTCCTCCGATGATCTATGCGCCGGCATCCCGCTATAATCAGGTCGCTGAGGTCGCCAACCGTCACAATTGCGGACTGTGGATTGCGCAGTACGCCGATATGAATCCGACCGGGTATCAGAATACACCGTGGAACGAAGGCGCTTATACTTGCGCCATCCGTCAGTATTCGGGCTCTGGTCGATTGACCGGTTGGAATGGCGATCTTGATCTTGATAAGTTCTACGGCTCGTTGGACGACTTCCGGAAGTATTACGGCAGCTCGTCGAGCACTCCATCACAGCCGCCGACCTCGGGTCCGTCCGGCACCACGCTTCAGCTGGCGACGTGGACGATGGAAGGCCAGTATGGCAATGGTGCGGATCGTAAGAAGAATCTTGGATCCCGATACGATGAGGTGCAGAACTTCATCAACCACATCGCCTCCGCCGATGTCAACACACTCGTCAATGAGGTCTATGCCGGTATGTATGGTGACGGCTTGACTCGTCAGACCGTGCTCGGCTCCCGCTATGACGAGGTCCAGGGTGCGATCAACGCCAACTCCGCGCAGTATTACACGGTGCAGTCCGGCGACAACCTGGGTAAGATCGCCATTCAGTTCGGCACCACGGTCGATCAGCTCGTAGCATGGAACAACATCGCCAATCCCGATCTCATTTACGCCGGCCAAACCATTCGAGTCAAGTAGGTCAAAATGAGGGTGAAATTCGAAGTGTCTGGCGGTTTCACGAAGACCGAGCGGTTTCTCAACCGCATGAAGCGTCGTGAATACCTGAACGTGCTCGATGAGTTCGGCCGTGACGGCGTTCAGGCACTTCGAAACGCCACCCCGGTCGATTCCGGTGCCACGGCCGAGGCGTGGGATTACGAGATCAAACGCGTCCGTAATTACACCGAGATTGTTTGGACCAATTCCAACATCAACGACGGCGTACCAATTGCCGTCATCCTCCAGTACGGTCACGGCACCGGTACCGGAGGCTATGTTCAGGGTCGTGATTACATCAACCCGGCGATCCGACCCATATTCGATAAGATAGCCGAGAAGGCTTGGAAGGTGGTGACTTCTGCATGAGCAGCATCGACGAACGCGTCGTAAAGATGCGTCTTGATAACAGCCAATTTGAGCAGGGGATCGGCAAAACCTCAAGTCTTCTCGGCAAACTTAAGCAGGCGTTAAACCTCGACAAATCGGTCGAATCGATCAACAACGTCGACAAGGCCGTGAGCGGCGTAAGCTTTAATCCGTTGACCTCAGGTCTTCAGGGAGTCCAGTCCGGCTTCAACGCCATGGGTGCCGTGGCGTTCTCCGTGCTCAACCGCATGACCAATGCGGCCATTGATGCCGGGAAGAGCATCACCAATGCGTTGACCGCTTCGGTACGTGACGGTTTCGCCGAATACGAAACCCAGATGAATGCCGTGCAGACGATTCTGGCGAATACCCAGTCAAAAGGATCGACGATCGACGACGTCAATTCAGCACTCGACACGCTGAACACATATGCCGACAAGACCATCTATAACTTCACGGAGATGACGAGAAACATCGGCACCTTTACGGCTGCCGGTGTTGATCTTCAAACATCGGTGGATTCGATCAAGGGTATCGCCAACCTTGCGGCTGTTTCCGGTTCGAGTTCCGCTCAGGCCTCTCAGGCTATGTATCAGCTGTCCCAGGCAATCGCCGCCGGAAAGGTCCAGCTTATGGACTGGAACTCGGTGGTCAACGCCGGTATGGGCGGTGAGGTCTTCCAGAACGCGCTGAAGCGAACCGCCGAGAACTTCGGCACCGACGTCGACGGTATGATCCAGAAGTACGGTTCGTTCCGCGAATCGCTGACCCAGGGCGGATGGCTCACCACCGACGTCCTTACGGAGACGTTGAAGCAACTTTCCGGAGCATATACTGAAGCCGATCTTGTTTCTCAGGGTTATACCGAGGAACAGGCCAAGCAGATCGTCCAGTTGGCCAATACGGCTGAAGGCGCCGCAACCGACGTCAAGACGTTCTCTCAGTTGATCGACACAACAAAAGAAGCGTTGGCATCCGGTTGGACCAATACTTTCGAAATCATATTCGGCGACTTCGAAGAAGCCAAGGAACTATGGTCTGGTGTTGCCGATGTTATTTCCGATGTCGTCAATCGATCGTCGGAATCGAGAAACAACCTTCTTCAGGGATGGAAGGATCTCGGTGGAAGAACCGAACTGATCAAAGGCCTGTCCAACGTCTTTGAATCTCTCGGTAAGGTGCTATCGACCGTCGGTAACGCGTTTCGTAAGGTGTTTCCTCCGACAACGTCTCGGCAACTTATGGACATTACCGAGGCGTTCACTTCGTTTACGGAAAGCCTTATTCCTTCTGAATCGACACTAAACAAGATCGGTCGAGTCGCCGAAGGCGTATTTTCTATATTTGATATCGGCGTACAGGCCGTCAAAGCTGTCGGCGAGGCCATCGCCACGGCATTCGGATCCGACAGCATGGGCAGTTTGCTCGACAATCTGCTCGATATCGCCGCCGGATTCGGGGATTGGCTTGTCGGACTTGATAATTCGATCAAGCAGTTCGGCATATTCGAAGGAGCAGCCAAGGGTGTAGGAACGGCCGTCAGTGGTGTTCTTGGTCTATTCAGCTCCTTTACCGGTGGAATCTCGTCGATGGGATCCGCCATCGGATCGATCGCTTCGACGGTTGGAGATGCTCTCGGTGGAGCATTCGAGCGGGTCAAGAACGTCATCAGCGATGTCCTGACGTGGATCACCGACAACATCTCCGGAGGCGACATCTTCGCCGGCCTCGCCGGAGGTGGTATTTTCCTCGCCGCACAGAAGATCGGCGGGGCGTTCGATACGATCAAGGAAACCGTTGAGGACCTCTTCGGTAATGGGGCTGAAAAGCTCAAGAGTGGCGCTGGCGTATTCGATGAAATCCTCGGTAGTCTTCAAGAATCACTGAACGCATTCACGGGAAGCGTCAAGGCTTTTACTCTTGTAGAGATCGCCGGATCCATCGCGCTGCTTGTTGACTCGATGGAGAAGATCGCAGCCCTCAGTGGTGGCGAAGTCGTTGGCGGCGTCTCGGCCATCGGCGGCCTGATGACCGAGCTTAACATTAGTCTTAAATCGATCACGAAGACGATGAAGGACGTCAAGACCACCGATCTCATCAAGACCGGTGCGGCCCTCGTAGAATTCGCGAAGGCTGTGGACATGTTGGCCAACGCCATGTCCACTATCGGCAAACTCGATTGGGACGAGATCGCCAAGGGCCTTACCGGCATGGGCGGCGCCATGGCCGAGCTCGTCGCTGCCGCCAAGGGTCTGAGCTACGCTAAGGTCGACCTCAAGACGGCAGGCTCGCTCATCGCCATGGCCCAAGCGGTCAAAATGGTGGCGGATCCGCTCAAGAAGCTCGGTAGCATGAGCTGGGATCAGGTCGGCAAAGGCCTATCCGCCATGGGTGGAGCCCTGACGGAGATGGGTACGGTCACTGGTCTGCTCGGCCGATTCGGCAAGCACAACATTTCCGCTGCTGTCAGCATGGTCATCACGGCCAAATCCCTTGGTGATATCGCAGATGCATTCGGGTCGTTCTCCAGCTATGACTGGGGCGAGATCGGACGTGGTCTTACCGCCATGGGCGGCGCTTTGGGCGAAGTCGGGCTCGTTACCGGTGCCTTGGGCAAGATTGCAGGATTCTCTGGAATTCTAGGTGGCGGTTCCATTTTCATTACAGTGCAGTCCCTTGGTGATATTGCCGAAGTATTCGGCGAATTCACTCAATATGACTGGGGTGAAATCGGACGCGGTCTGACAGCTATGGGCGGTGCCCTTGGCGAGGTCGGACTCGTCACTGGAGCCCTCGGAAAGCTCGCGGGCTTCTCAGGCATCATCGGTGGTGGATCGATCCTTATCACAGCGCAGAGTCTCGGCGACATCGCATCGGCGTTCGGATCGTTCACTCAATACGACTGGGGTGAAATCGGACGTGGTTTGACGGCCATGGGCGGTGCTTTGACCGAGGTTGGCGTCGTATCCGGCGCTTTGGGTAAACTCGCGGGTTTGTCCGGAATCATCGGATCTGGCTCCATAGTTCTTACTGCTCAGGGTCTTGGGGATATCGCCAAGGCGTTCAATTCGTTCTCTCAGTATAGCTGGGACGAGATCGGACGCGGCCTTGTTGCCATGGGCGGTGCTCTCGGCGAGGTCGCGGTCGTTAGCGGTGCATTGGGTAAACTCGCGGGTTTGTCTGGATTGATCGGAGCCGGCACGATCAACCTCACCGTGCAAGGTCTTGACGAGATTGCCCAAGCGTTCAATTCGTTCTCTCAGTATAGCTGGGACGAGATCGGACGCGGCCTTGTTGCCATGGGCGGTGCCATGGGCGAGGTCGCCGCTATATCCGGAGCGACAGGTGCCCTGACCGGAATCGCCGGTCTGATGGGTGCCGGTACGATTACACTCGCTTCGCAGGGCCTGATCGATCTGGCGACCGCATTCGGTAAGTTCGCCGAATTCAATTGGGATGAGATCGGCAGGGGTCTGACGGCCATGGGCGCCGCGATGGGCGAGACCGCGCTTGGCGGCCTGCTCAACACCTTCTCCGGATTCGGTGCCGGTGCCATCGAGCAGATGGCCGCTCCGCTCGGAACGCTCGCTGATTCCATTAAGAAGTGGGAAGGCGTGGCCGTTCCGAACGATCTGGCCGATCAGCTCGGAAGGATCGCCGATGGCGTGGGCAAGTTCACGCTGGCCGGATGGGGAGGCGACACCGTTGCCAACATCGCCCAGCCGATGAACGCCCTCACCAATGCGGTGGCCAAGTGGTCGACGATCAAGTTCCCGACCGATATCGCAACGCAGCTGGGCTCGTTGGCCAATGGAGTCGAGGCGTTCACAATGGCCTTCGCTGGTGGATGGTCGCTCAATGCCGTGGTCGGTCCGCTTGGAACGCTCGCCGATTCCGTTAAGAAATGGGACGGTGTGGAGGTTCCTGGCGGAATTCAAGGCAATCTCACCGCTCTGGCGAACGGCGTGAAGGCGTTCACGCTTGCATTCGCCGGCGGCTGGTCGATTGACGCCGTCATTGGCCCTTTGGGACAACTGCCAGGAGCCGTCAAGAAATGGAACGGCGTGGAGGTTCCTGGCGGAATTCAAGGCGATCTCACCGCTCTCGCCAATGGTGTGAAGGCGTTCTCGCTTGCGTTCGTCGGTGGCTGGTCGTTGAGCGCCATCAACGAACCTCTTGGGCAACTGGCAGGGGCCGTTAAGAAGTGGGACGGCGTTGAGGTTCCCGGTGGTATCCAGGGTAATCTCACTGCTCTCGCTAATGGCGTGAAGGCGTTCGTTGGTGGCGGGTCGTTTGGCGTTGCTATCGAACCAGTTGGGCAACTGGCAGGGGCCGTGAAGAAGTGGAACGGCGTGAAGGTTCCCGGTGGTATCCAGGGTAATCTCACTGCTCTCGCTAATGGCGTGAAGGCGTTCACAGGTATTGGATCCGGAATCACGGAATCCATATCGAATGCCGTTTCCGGGGTTCGAGCCATTGCTACGGCGGCAACTAGTTTGTCGGCGGCTAACCTGTCTGGTGTATCGACGCAGATTTCGACGTTCGTAAGTTCGTTGAACGCCACGCCGTCGATTACCAGCACATTACCGGCTGATATTTCGGCGTTCACAACTCAGCTGAGTTCCGCCATGATCACGTTAGGTAATGTGGTTTCGATCGATGTCGCCGCTATCGGATCGGCCTTCTCGTCGCTTCGCACCCAGATAACCACTGCAATTTCGGGACTCGGATCGATCGTTTCTTCGAATATGAGTTCCGCATCAAACGCGGTATCCTCGGGTGCAAGCATGATTTCGGGTGGATCCAGTGCCATCGGAGCTGCATTCAACCGAATGACGTCGATCGCAAGAAACCAGCTGACGATATTTTCCAATACCGTTCGTTCGTCCCTCACTCAGGGGGCTTCTTCGGTTCAATCCTCTGCGCCTCAATTCCTTTCGTCCGGGAAACAGGTAACCCAATCACTGGTTAACGGCATGAAGAATGGGCTCGATCGGATTCCAACCATGTTTAATTCGACGATCAGTACCGCGGCGTCGAATCTTCGATCGTTTAGAAGTTCATTCTATTCGGCCGGAACCTATGTCGCCCAGGGATTCGCATCAGGCATCAGTTCTCAGGTAACTGTTGCAGCCGAAGCTGCCGCACGACTCGCAAACGCAGCGTCCTCAGCGGCAAAGGAAGCGCTCGACATTCATTCGCCTTCGAAGGTGTTTGGATGGATCGGCGAAATGACGGTTGACGGATTTGTTAACACGGTTGACGGAATGACGAACGATGTCCGGAAATCGGGCTACGGAATGGCCGAGTCGGTTATCAGCGGCTTCAATGAACTGGACATGTCAGGTATTTCGGATCCGTCGATTCGTCCGGTGATGGATCTATCCATGGTCAGACGTCAGGCATCCGACTTGTCTTCCATGCTGAGTACGTCGACGAGTCCGATCAAGGCCGATATCGATTTCATCGGTCGTTTGGATCGTCAAAATGGTGGGAATTACCAGGTTAAGATGTTCGATCGTTTGATTTCCGCAACCGATAAGAACGCAAAGGAACTATCGGATCTTCGTGGGGATCTTTCGCGATACAACGATTCAATTGCTGGCCAGGAAACGGCCGTGTATGTCGACGGTAAGAAACTGGCAAGTTCCATCGCCAAACCGATGAACAAACAGCTGGGTCTGCTCAGCCGTAAAGAAGGAATCTAGGATCAGAGAGGTGATGACCGTTGGTTTATCCAGATTATCCATCGAACCGGATCATCGTCGGTGGGGTGGACCTCACCACGGAGTTCGGATTGATTCTCATGGACGGGTACACGTTGTCGCCTCCCGAACCCAAAACGCACACGATCGAGATCAACGGCGCCGACGGTGTCCTTGATCTCACCGAAGCGCTTACGGGGGATGTGCAGTACTCGAACCGTCAGCAGTCGTTCGTGATGTATTCGTTCAACGACAACCAGTTCGAGGTCACCAAGCGCAAGGTGAGCAATTTCCTCCATGGCAAGGCGTTCGACTATGTGCTGACGTTCGATCCGGGATACACGTATCACGGTAGGTTCTCGATCACCGAGTACAGCCATGCGATGTACGCGTATCCCGGGATCGTCGGCGCCATATCCATCGATATCGACGCCGATCCGTACAAATTCAAGGCGAAGAAGGTCTACAAGGTCAACGCCGCCGGAGGGGTGAAGATCCCGTTCTCGTCGGGAAGGAAGCCGGTGCGGCCGACCGTCGAAGTCGCTAGAGAGACGCTGGTGTCCTTCGACGGCATGGAGACGTTGCTTCAGGCCGGAACCTGGCGCCTCAACAACGTGGTGTTCCACGAGGGTGACAACGTCATGTACCTCAACTCCTATCTCGGGGAGGGCGACGACCCCATAGACGACCACGACGCCGAGACCATCGCCACATACGCCGACGTCATGATCAGCGATCTTCTGTGGAAGAACGACAAGAAGGTCTCCATGAAGATCTCGGAGCGCGGCGACGACATCATCAAGCCGTTCCAAAACGATTCGATCCTCACCACGGTATATTCCGAAAGCGCCGATGAGGAGTATTACGTTTACGTGACCTACGATTGGAAGGATCTCTGACATGGAAAACACCACAAACCTCGGACTCATGAAGCCGGCCGTCTCCGACACATTCGCCAACTGGCTCAATGCGAACAACTCCAACATGGATAAATTCGACGGGTTCCCCATGCCCATGGAGAAGGGCAGCAATTCGCAACTGACGTACATCAAGTTCTCTGACGGCACCGTGCTCATGTGGGGCGCCATCAATTACGGCACGCAGCATCCATGTAAGAGTCCGTGGGCTGCTGCGGCGGGATATGCATCCGATGAATTTGATATCAATTTGCCCATAGCCCTGGTCAGCGAGTCCTATGTATTCATCCCTCACGTTACCGCCAACGTCAACCCGGACATGTGGTTTGTAACTCGGACGCAAACATTTGCTCGTGTTCGCGGCGCATTCCTATGTTCCGTCAATGATAGCGCAAATGTCAACACTAAGGTTCTCAACCTTGTAATCATTGGCAGGTGGAAGTAATGTATTCGATAACCTATGGCGACGATCTTCTGTACGATCCGTTGGACGCCGATGCGTATCCCGTCTTCGACGTTAGCCTGTCGGCGGAGATCAACGGGTCCGGATCGTGCGAATTCTCCATAACCAAGACGCATCCGCTGTATGACGTCATCGATCTCTATGACACCGATCGTCTCGTCACGGTTACCGAGGATTCCCATATTCTGTTCAAGGGGTATGTCGTCTCGGTTGACGAAGACGAATACGGCGTGCGGACCTATTCCTGCACCGGAATTTTGTCGTTCCTGAAGAAGTCGGTGGTCCGTCCGTATTCCACCGATGCCGAGGACGAGAAGCACGTCAAGGCCCCTTCCACCATCGACGGGTTCTTCAATTGGCTCATCTCCGAGCACGACAACCACACCGACAGCAGGAAGCGGTTCATCGTCGGCAGGAACGAGGGCGACATCGTCCGTCGTGAGAACGTCATCCATGCGTCGAGCGATTCGGCGTCGACGACCGCCAATGTACTTCAGTCCGAGCTTCTCGATGGCCTTGGCGGTTACGTCTTCGTCCGATATGGGGATGACGGGCTGACCTACCTCGACTATCTGTCCGAATGCCGGGACACCAACGCGCAGATCATCGATTTCGGCGTGAACCTGGTGTCATATTCCCGCACCGACGACGCGACGGATGTCGCCACGGTGTGCTATGCCAAGGGCGGAACCCCGGAGAAGGACGAAGGCAGCGACAAGGAGAAGCCCCCGGTCGATCTGACGAAGTATCCCGACGGTCCGTTCGCCCGCGGCTCCTACCGATTCGAGAAGAGCGGCGATCGCATCATCTGCCTCGATCTGGTGGACAAGTACGGATATTCCGAGATGACCTTTGAGGATTCCGACCTCCTGGATCCCTATGAACTGCTTGACTCGGCGGCCATCGCCCTGCTCAAACAGCTTGAACCCAAGGTCACCATCGACATCCGGGCGATCGATCTGTCGTTGTTCATGGATGGCTACGAGCCGCTGCGTTGCGGCGAGCTCGTACGGGTGCGGTCCGACCCGAACGGGTTCGACTCCTACATGCTGGTCAGCGGCATGGATCTCGACCTCGAGAGTCCGGAGAACACCGAGTACACCCTCGGAACCACGTTCGACGCCTTCACCGGGGAATCGAACAAGATCATCCGTCAGCTCAACGCCACGATCAACAAGAGCGTCGATCAAGTGACCGCCCTCGACCAGACGACCAAGGACCAGGCGATTCAGATCGGCAAGGTCGAGAACGTCGCCAATGATGCCTCCGACAAGGCCGATAACGCTAATACCACAGCAAACAAAGCTCAAACAACAGCTAATAATGCTCAGAATACAGCCAATAATGCATCGTCAACAGCTGCTGAAGCTAAGGAAACAGCCGATAATGCATCATTGAAAGCTGCTGAAGCTAAAACCACTGCGGATGGAAAAAACAAGGTGTTCACTCAAACCGAGGAGCCTGAACATACCGAATTGACAAATGGCGACCTGTGGCAGAAACTCGATTCCAGTGGACACATTTCATCTGTCAATGTGTGGAATGGCACGAAATTCACTGCCTACAGTCTTGTAGCCGACAGTCTGCTCGTCCCAGGTAGCGTCAACGGGTCCGTGCTTATCAAGGACGGCACGGTCGAGGCGAAGAACATCAAAATCGGCAATGGCGAGATTCTGACCGAACTTCTGAAAGCTCGGAAAATCGTCACCGACGACGTGGAGGCGGGCCAGTTCAAGGGCTATGTGTTCACCGGCGCGATATTCCAAAGCTCAGAGGCGGAGAATACGGGCATGAAGCTCAATTCGACAGCATTGCAAATGTGGGATTCCAACCACAACCGGACAGTCTATCTGGACGGCGAAGGCGTGTCGAATGTGCTGACCGGCACGTTCCAGACCGGACTGTCAGGCAATAGGGTGATGATAACCCCCTCATTCAAACAGTCCGAGATCGCTGGCTCGGATAAGTTTGAGGGCGCTGGCATCCAGTTCTACCACGGGACAGATGCATACGCGCACCCGTACATCGCGGTCGAGTCCACCACGCAGCAGGAGGGCGAAGTGTCCGCGCTCACATTCAACGGCGGGCGTCGCGTGCAGAACGACCCCGGCGCGTTCGGCCGCATCGGGGAGAGAAAGGACGACGCCGGCAAGAAATTCAGTGTCGTCTATTTTTATGCCCAAAATAACTACGACGAGTCCGTTTCCGACAATCAGGCGGGGGCCAGACTCATCCTGGAGGGGCACCCGGAAGGCGGCAACACGTTCGCGGCGCTCGAGGCGTACGACGCCAACGGCAAGGTGGGCGTGCAGGCCGACATCACCCGGGGCTTCTTGTACCTGGGTGGCTTCCTCAGAGGATTCACGGGTAGGGCGACATTCCTCGCGTCCTTCTGGAAGGCGTGGTGGGGAGGGTCCGGCACCGGCAATTACAGCACCGTCACACTGACGTACACCCCGGCGAAATACGGCTACTACCGGTGGATAGTGAACCCGGCGGTGCCAGTCTCTTTCGCGACCGCGCATACGGGCAACGACACCGCATCGAGCACGAACGTCTACGGGTACGGGGAACGCGGCCAGGATGTATACGTGAGCGCCCTGGCATGTCTATATAAATAAGGAGGGCACCGTAATGGATTTTATGGTGGAGGACGGCATGCTGCTCATGCCACGCACCAACCCGGACACCGGGCAGACCGCGTGCGGCATGGTCTCGTTGGAGACCATCGCCGCATGGGGGGAACTGTTGGGCACCGGCAGTGACGTAGAGACGGTCGCGGCGATCATGCAGGCCAAGGATCCCGGCATCATCGACCGGGAGACCGCGCGTAATGCGTGGACCAGCGCCTATGAGCAGGTGGAGCATGACACGCTTGAGGATCTGAATCAGGTTCGCGCCGCATCACTGCACCGCACGTTCACGGCGAACGGGGCGCTGGCAGCCGACGGGCGCGCGGAGACCCGCCGGCTGTTGGGCTTGGATACCACGACCATAGTGGACTCGTATGAGGCGGACGCAGCTCTCGCTGTCGCGCATGAGTTGGACGGCTCCCCGACGGACAAACCGGAGCCGTCGATACGGTTGCCCGCCGGCGTGGACGCCACGAGCCTCGAAACCCTGCTCGCCGAACACGCCGCGGAAATCCAAACCGCGCGTGAAAAGTTCATCGACGCGATAACCCCACCAATCACCGATAGGAGATAACCATGAAAGACAAAACCGAAATCACCGTGGCCGCGGACGCGAACGACGTGATCGACACGCTCTCCGCGCAAATCGGCGCTCTCAACAAGCAAAACGCAATCCTCACCAGCCAATTGTCGGCGGCAATGAAACTAATTCCAGCCGATGTGCTCGAAGCCATGATGAATGAGGAGCATTGACGGGAATACGATTCCGTTTTCGCAGGCCAGACGGTCAGACCGACAATGGCGGCTCCCCCAGGCTGCGTGTGGACCCCGGACGCCTATCCGCAGGGGTGGCAGCTCGTCGAATGATATTTCCCTCCTCCGGATGCTCCGATGACGGGTTTCCCATCCTTTTACCGTCCGTGACGGGCGCCCGGAGGATGGTTCTTTTATAAACATAAAGGATGCATCGAAAGGATTCCATCATGCCCATGCCTCAATACAACGGCCCCATGTATGCTCAGGGACCGACGGCGGTAGGTCCGTACAATTTGCAGGGCTATCAGCCGGCGTTCGGCTATAATCCGCAGCAGACCTACATGCCGCAGACACCGCAGCCTGCCCCTTCCCAGGAACCCATGGCGATCCCGCACCTCATCGGGCGTCCCATATCCGCCAACGACCAGGTTCCTCCCAAGGAGATCCCTTCGGACGGAAGTCCTGCATATTTCCCCATGCAGGATGGTTCCGCCATTCTGGTCAAAGTGTGGACCGGAAACGGAACCATCCAGACGGTACGTTATATTCCGGAACAGGTACAGCAGCCTTCCCAGCCGGAAGAGCACTCCAACGAGGAAATTCTCAAGCGTTTGGAGTCGCTGGAGAACAAGATTACCTCGCTTACGGACTCGCTGACGAACTGATCGACGATATTCTGGAGGACGTCATGCCTGGACCCGAGGATATTCTTCAACGGATGTTGCAGCAGAATCCCGTCGTGCGCAACAACCCCAACAACGCGCCCATTATCAACGCCTTGGAGCATGGGGACGCCCAATCCGGGCAACAGCTGGCGCAGAACTACATCAACACTTTGGGGATGGACTGGAGCACCGCGCTCCAGCAAGCCAAGGCCTTCCTTGGACTTCCCTAAGGAAATAAACAACCAACAAAACAACACAAGGAGGAACTCTCATGTTCGCTTCGAATAACCTCAGCGCCGCCGACGTTGCGGCAGTCACCGGCGGAAACCGCAACAATGGTTTCGGCGACGGTGATGGCTGGTGGATCATCCTGCTGGCCCTGCTGTTCGGCTGGGGACGCAACGGCGCGTTCGGCGGAGGCTACGGCTCCGGCAACGGCGGGTGTTGCGCTCCGGCGACCTGTGCCGAGCTTCAGGCGGGCTTCAACAACCAGTCCGTCAACAGCATGCTCAACGGCATCAACTCGGGTATCTGTTCCCTCGGCTATGATGTGGCCGGCCAGATCAACGGCGTGAACACCAACATCATGCAGAATGGCTACAATACCGCGAACGCGATCACCCAGGCCCAGTTCGCCCAGCAGCAGTCCGCTGCCGCCCTTCAGGCGCAGCTGGCCGATTGCTGCTGCCAGAACCGCGAGGCCATCGCAGGCGTGAACTACAACATGGCGACCAACACCAACGCGGTCACCACGGCGATCGCCAATGCGGCCCGCGATATCACCGAGAATCAGAACGCCAACTACCGTCAGCTGCATGACGAGCTGGTGGCCTACCGTATGGAGGATAAGGACAACACCATCGCCGAGCTGCGTTCCCAGGTGAACGCCCTTAACCTGTCGGCCTCCCAGTCCAACCAGAACGCATATCTGGTCGCCCAGCTGAAGACCCCGGCTCCGGTTCCGGCCTACACGGTGCCGAACCCGAATGCGTACTACGGTTGCCAGCAGAACTGCTATCAGTCCTGCGGCTGCTGAGCCACGGAAAGAAGGTATAACCGATGATTGTTCTGTCGAATTCCGCCCTCCAGGTCATTCCCGTCGGCGGGACTGTTACCTTCAACCTGACGGTGATCCACACCGGATGCGACCGCAACGGCTGCGGCGGGTCCGAGTATCATCGCCAGGGGTCCGGAGCCGTTCGGTTGCGTGGCCGAGGGAACCGATGCGGCCAGGCGAGCATCTTCGATCTGAGCTTCAACGGCAACGTCACCAGCGGCACCGCGGGGACCGAGGTCCAGCTGGCGATGACCGTCGATGGCACCCCGTTGGCCGAGACCACGATGATCGAGACCATCGGCACCGACAATTCGTACCAGAACCTCGCCGCCAGGACATATCTCAAGGTGTGCCCAGGCGAGGACGTCACGCTGTCCGTGACCAACACCGGAACCGAACCGGTGACCGTCGACGCGAACGCGGCACTCACAGTTCGCAGGATCGCATAAGGAGGCTGTCATGACGCATATGACTAAGGATCTCGACGGCATCTGCGACATGAAGGACGCCCTCATGCGCAAGGTCCGCGGGAAGATGGATGATCTCGACGTCGAACGCAGCACCATCCAGGACGTCCAGGGCATGGACATGATGATCAACATGATCCATCACCTGGCCGAAGCGGAGAAGTGCTGCTGGGAGGCCTGCTATTACAAGACCGTCGTCAAGGCCATGAAGGAAGGCGACGATCGAGAAGACCGCGATGAGGACGAAGACGATGACGAGGAATGGATCGAGCATGACGACATGCCGAACCGTAATCGCACGTCGTCCGGTCGTTTCCGTCGCGGGAACACGGTGGGCCGCCGATATCCCGGTAATGAGCGTCGCGACTGGGGTGGCGACATGGGCTCTGATGGCGGTACGCTCCAGCATGGAGACATGTCGACCATGACGCCGGACGAGCAGCTCAACCACCTCAAGACCGACGTCGAGACCATGTGGAGGGACGCCACTCCCGAGCAGCGCAAGCGCATCAAGGAGAGCCTCACCAAGTGGTCGACCACGTTGACCGTATGATGCGGAGGTGACTGAATCGATATGAACCCGTGGGTCCAGACGATCGTCACCGTCGTATGCTCAGTGTTCGCTTCGTCTGGACTCTGGGCGTTCGTCACCACGGTCATCAACAATCGTAAGAAGAAGGACGATTCGGAGGACGAACGCATCGAGGCCATCGAGAAGATGGTGCGAGGTCTTGCCCACGCCAAGATCGTGGAGGTCGGCAAGCATTATCTGGAGCGGGACCGCATCACCCTCGATGACCTCGATGAATTCAATCACTACCTCTATTACCCATACAGCGCCATGGGTGGAAACGGCTACGCCAAGAAGGTCGCCGAAGAGGTCAATAAGCTTCCGCTCGATATCGTTGAAACAAGAAAGGAGGAGAGATGACTGATCAGAACACCGAACCGACTCCGGAGGAGACGACCGATGAGGTCTTTGATCCTGATTTTGTCCAGCAGGAGATCATCCCGCTGCTCATGTCGGACAAGACCTACGACATCATGAAGTGGATCGTGCAGTATATTCTGCCGGGAATCGCGTTCCTGTACGCGTTGATCGCGTTCCCGCTTGATATTCCGTACACTGACGTCGTGGTCGCCATCCTGATGGCCGTGGACTGGTTCCTGGGGATCATCCTGGGCATCAGCACGAAGCAGTACAACAAGTATATTGCCAATAAGTGATATTTCCTTTACATAGGGCATTAAGAGGTCGTGATCATATCATGGCCTCTTAATTTTTGGCCTTCGCGTTGGAAACATGGACTATAATGAAGACCATATTTCAACGAAAGGAATACCGATGAACAAGAACATCGCGTTGCTCGCTATTTTCGTGGAAGGCGCCCTGCTTGGCGGTGTCGCTGCGGGATTCGTGAACTTCATGCAGGAACAGAAGGAATTCGATCGCGAATGCAAGAAGCTCGACGATATTTAGAAGCGCAATCCGTTCAGGAAGGAACCGGACACGAAGATCGACAACACCGGTAAAATGGTCATCGATGCCACCGTCGTTGACGAGTGATCGAGATAAGGGTTCATGAAAACATGGACTCTTATTTTCTCGCGCCCAAAACATGCCTTATAGTGAAGTAACCGAACAAAGGAGAACACTATGAAGTTCGAATCACAGCATCGGAACATCAACAAGGCGTTCGATGACAATATCGACGCGGCGTTGGCCAATATTTACGGAGCGGTCGATGACAATCACGCCCGCATGGCCGTCGACGACCTCAAGGTCTTGGTGGAAGCGAAGAAGATGTATAACGAAGATCGCAACGCCATGATCGCGAAGGTCGTCGGGGTCGGAGGGACGCTGCTTTGTCTGGGACTGATGTTCGCATTCGAGACCGACCACGTCATTACGACAAAGGCGCTGAGTTTCGTTCCGAAGCCGAAGATCTGACCACAGACGTTCATATTTGAACGGAGATTCGCAATAAGGGTCCATGGAAACATGGGCTCTTATTTTCTCGCGTTCGAAACATGGACTATAGTGAAGATAATATTTCGTTATAGATAAGGAGTTATCATGAAGAATAATGAGACCAAGACAAACACGATCAAGGATTTCATTAACGAACATAAGACAGGCTTGATCATTGGAGCTTGCGGAATCACTGCCTTGGTGTTCGGAGGGTATTGCTACTTCAGCGGAAGAGTAGATCAGTACAACACCGACGCAAAGGGTTTTGCCAAGCAATTCAACGAAGCGCTGCATGTGGTCGATGATGAAACCAAGAACGCAATCGTCGAGGCTTTCAATAACGCTGCATCGATCAATTCCGACAAGTAATGTCGATTATCGATTACTATGGGCTCATGGAAACATGGGCCTATATTTTTATAAAAAAAGGAGCAACCATGAAAAAGAAGTATGGAATCCTCAACTTCCTGCTTGATCTCGTCCTGACCGGTCTTACAGGAGGGTTGTGGCTCATCTGGATCGTGTTCCGTTTTTCTTAGAAGAAACTCATGACTCCGTGCATGTATAGGATCGACTATGTCTTTGAACGATATTTTCCGCAATATTGGAGCGAGCGTCTGTGCTTCCGGATTGATGGATGGAATCATATGGTGGTCGGGACCAAATCCGGACTGCTGTGTTATTTCACCGTCAACCATTATTACGGCGGAACTGATGCGGACTTCGATTTCTTCGTACACACCGGACCTAAAAGAAAGAAGGCGATCATGAGCGATTGCGTCCATATTTTCCTCATCGGTCCCCAGGGATCGGGAAAGACCACGCTTGCCAAGGAATTGGAACGTCGAGGGTATGAACAGATCCTTGCGTATACGACCAGGCCTCCACGGGACAACGAGATCGAAGGCGTCGACTATCATTTCGTCTCCGACACCGAATTCGAGAACGCATTCCTCGATGGCGAGCTGACCTGTGTGCGGACATATTCCACCGTCCATGGCGTATGGAGCTATGCATTCGCTTGGTCGGATCTCTATCGTGCGGTGGATAGCGTCGCCGTCATCGATCCGGAATCATATTTGCGCATCTATGATCAGATCGAGAACGTCTTCGGTATATATCTTGACGTGCCCGATGATGTCAGAAAGGCGCGACTGCTCGTGCGTGGAGACAATCCCAAAGAGATCGATCGACGCATGCAGGCCGATGTGATGGACTTCGCATCGATCGATATGTGTTTCAAGGATGTCTGCAAGATGCGGATCGGTATGGTCCGACGACCGGACATCGAAGCCGATCGGATCGAATCGCACGTTCGTGCCTTTAGAAATCGAATGTTTCGCGGCGAAAACATGGCATATGATGAAGGATAAAACCTCAAGGAAAGGAATGATAATGAAGGAACATTTCGAGAACGCGAAGAAGTTCGTGGTCGATCACAAGTACGAGTTCACCATCGGAGTGATCGCGGTAGGCGCCATCGGCGCACTCGCCGCGGTGAAGCTCATGAGTGGAACCGATGTCGAGATCGAATCCACGGACGTCGCCGCGATCGAGAACGTTCCCGACGATGTTGATCCCAACGTCGAGGACTGATATTCTCAACCAAGTAAAGGCTCATGGAAACATGGGCCTTTATTTTTCGGAAAGGAGTAACCAATGAATCTCGAATCCGTCAAGGATTTCGTCAAACACAATGCGGGCACAATTCTGACCGTCATATCCTGTGCCGGCGTTGTGGGCACGGCCGTATGTGCGGCCCATGACGCCGTGAAAGCCCGTGATGTCATGCTGGAGATCGAGATGGAGCATGATGATATGCCGAAGAGCGAGGTCGTCAAGCGTGTCGTGCCGTGCTATATTTCCACGGTTCTTATGGCCGGAACGACCATTGCATGCGTCATCGGCCATCATCAGATCTCGGCTGGAAAGATCGCCGCCTACGCCTCGGCGTACACCATGGCCACCAAGGCCGCATCGGAGTACCGGACCAAGATCGTCGAGGAGCTCGGAAAGGAGAAGGCGCAGGAAATCGATGATGAGATCTCCAAGGATCATATTCGCAAGAACCCGCCGTCCGATCAGGATCTGATTCCCGGAATCGGCGATGTTCTGTGCTACGATCAGCTCATGGACCGATATTTCCATTCCGATCCGGAATCCATTCGCAAGGCCGTGAATGATCTCAACTACGAGCTTATCAACGGCCCGGGTATGTGGGTCGGTCTCAATGAGTTCTATGACAAACTCGGTCTCGATCCGGCTCCGATCGGCGAGGAGCTCGGATGGACCATCGACGACCGAATCGAGGTTTCGTTTTCGTCGATGCTTTCCAATAACAACATCCCGTGTCTGGTCATGCGGTTCTCCACAAGTCCGGTGGCGGATACGACGCGTAGGTACTGATTCGTGATGAAAACATGCCATATAATGAAGTGATTCATCAACGAAAGGAACTACAATGAAGGAATCATTTGGTGAAGCCCTTGGCAATGCCATCGTCAAGAACCTTGCGAAGAACGCCGAAGTCGATCCGAAGAAGATCGCCGTTGGTTTGGTAGTTACGGTAGCCGGAACCGCGCTGACCGTAGTAACCAAATCGGTGACTCAGAAGATCGTCGGAGACGCGATCCGCAAGGCGAATGAACGAAAGGCGGAAGCCGAGAACGAAGCTGAGGATATTCCAGAATTGGACGACGAATCGTCCGATGAAAACTGATAGACGTATAGGCTCATGGAAACATGGGCCTATATTTTTCAACCAAACAACCATATATTCCAGAAAGGAAACATATCATGATCCAGAAGACCGTTACCTACACCGACATCGATGGCGTCGAGCAGCAGGATATCCTGCTCTTCCATCTTGACAGCAATGACATCGTCGATATGCTGAAGAACGGTAAGCTCCAGAAGCTATCGGATGACCTTTCCTCCGACGACCTGTCGGTGAAGACCTCGGCTTTGGAGAACTTCGTCGACATGACGTACGGCTTCCGCTATGAGGAGGAAAAGGTCGACAAGAAGACCGGAGCACGTCGCATGGTGTCGCGATTCCGCCACGCCACGCCGGAGGAGCTCGAGGAGTTCCACAAGAGCGAAGCCCATGGCAAATTCATGCTCTCGATGTATACCACGCAGGGAGAGGCCGATAATTTCGTGAGCGCACTGCTGCCGAACGTCAAGGGCTGATCGCGATATTCTCATGAACTATAGTGAGGAGGGGATCCGCATGAGATCCTCTCCTCATATTTTTCGAAAGGAGTTCCATATGGCGGAAGTCGATAAGGAGACCTTCGACGTTTCGAGAGAGGCGTTGGGGATCGAATCGGATGCCGATAAACCGAACGACGTCGATAAGGTCGTGCAAGGAGAAGTCGTTCGCAAACGAAAGAACAAGGTCCAGAAGGTCGCCGAGACATTTTTCGGCGGCGATCTTCGCGATGTGGCATCATATGTCGTCAAAGATGTCATGATTCCAGCCGCCAAGGACATGCTATACGATACCGTATCCCAGGGATTCAGTCGTTTGCTCTTCGGCGAGGTCCGTCCGAGAAACAACTCTACAAGTCGAGGATATACTAGTTATTCATCGATGAGTCGAGACCGTTCCACAGGACGACGTGAGATCGAAGCCCGAAACCGTAACGACTTCGATGACATTACATTCCGAGATCGTCGTGACGCCGAGGCGGTCATGGATACATTGCGGGATACCATCGATCATTACGGTCAATGCAGCGTGGCTGATCTGCTCAAGGCGTCTGGTATATCCCCAAGATATACTGATTACGACATTGGGTGGAGTGATCTGGCCCGAGCGACCATAGCGCGATATCGTGACGGCTATGTCCTCAATATGCCGAGAACCGAGAGCTTGCGATGAGCGCATCCGAAGAGCGGCATATTCTGGAAGTGTGGCATTCCAATCCTTTGTGGAAGATGAAGGTCGACAAGATGAGTGACGAGCAGGTCGCCGTCAAGCTCGAACGTCTTCGTAAGGCAAGAGAATACAGGAGGACTCACCATGGCTGAGTTCAGCACCTTCGAAAAGACGGGTCTGTTCCCCATCGATAAAACGCGATATATTTCGGATAAGGATCAAAAATCGCTCCGTATCTGGAAGGATCGCGTCCGTCGATATTTTTCCAAGATCTATCAGGAGGCGCTCGACTATCGAGTAAACGATGACGATACCGGCGTCAAGGTGCTGGAAGATGATGGAACGATCTTCGAGATCACCATCGACAAAGGCACCAGCGTGGCCATGGCGCGTCTCTGCCCCAGTGACGAACTGTGGTCGTTCGAATACTGAATGATATTCTCGGAGACGTTCCGGAGATCCCCGAGATCATATTTCAACGTAAAGGAACAAACATGAGTATGAAGGAAACCATCGTCCGTTTCGGCAACAAGGCGTTGCTGCAACTTGACAAGCATTCCCCGCAGATTCTCGTCGGCGTGGGCATCGTCGCAGGTGTGGCCGCCACTGGCTTCGCGGTATATTCCACGATGAAGCTGGATACCGTCATGGATCATCATCAGAACAAGATGGTGGATATTTCCAAGAAGGCCAAGGAGGCCGAAAAAGACGACGAGATCGTCTACGACGACAAGGCGCAGAAGCACGACAAGACCATGGTCTATGTCGAGACCGGAGCCGAGATCGCCCGTCTGTATCTGCCGACGATCGCACTGACCGGAGTGAGCATCGCCTGTGTGCTGTCCGCGCATCATATTCTGGACGGACGGTACATGGCGGCTGCCTCTGCGTTCACAGCCGTATCCAAGGAGTTCTCCGACTATCGAGGTCGTGTTCGCAAGCAATTCGGCGAAGACAAGGAGCGCGATATCTATCAGGGAATCGTCGAAGAGGAAATCGTCGACGAAAAGACCGGAGAGACAAAGACCGTTCGCCATTACGACAAGGACACGATCGACCGTGACGGACTGTCCCGATATTTCGACGAATACTCGATGTACTGGGATAAAACAAATCCCGATCAGAACATCGCGCATATTCGCGCAGTTCTCCACCAAGCGAACGATCAGCTTTATGCCAACGGTCATCTATTCCTTAACGATGTGTATCGCATGCTTGGGATCGATGATACCAAGGAAGGTGCAATCCTGGGATGGATCGTCGATGATAAGCATCAGAACACCTATGTCGATTTCGGTGTATACGGCGTGAATAGCGACGATCCGTGGGATTACAGCAACGCTGAACCATGGGACGGCAAGCTTGGTATCCTGCTGACGTTCAACGTGGATGGCATCATCTACGATAAGATCTGATCAAATGATATTTTCGGGACGGTTGTCTTCATGATGGCCGTCCCGTTCATTCAATCAAGGAGTATCCATGAATCTCAAGACCATTGGGTTCGTAGTGGGCGGATTCGCCGCTGGCGCCGCGACGGCGACCGCCGTATTCTACTTCGGTATATACAAGCGGTATATTCCACTGAAGGATCTCGAGCAAGAGATCGCCGATCTGGAACGTAAGAAGCATGAACTTAACCAGCAGTTCAAAGACAACCACGAGAAGTTCGTCAACGTCAAGCGGTCGACCGACGAGGCCATTAGGCGCAAGGAGCAGGAGCTTAACTTCTACGACGATCAGATCATCGAGGTGAAGAAGGAATGGGAGGCCATTAATGCGGCGAAAACGTATGGCGATCCCAAAGCCACCGAGCAAAAGGATATTTCCGATGGATCAGATGATCTCGACGACGAATGTGGTGATGAGCTCGACGATGACCCGGTGGACATCGATGCCGACGAGCCCGATCGGGATAATTTCATCATCGATGACGGAGTGCCTCGATGGGACGGTCCCCTTACCGATGACGAACAGCGTCAGTATGACGAGGCGAACGGCGACGAACGACTCGAACAGTCGATCCTCATGACGATCAAGGCGCGTCGCTGGCATCAGTCCATCGATGATGACGAACCGAGCTATCAGATCTCCGAAGAGGATCACGAGAACGCTCCGTGGTTCATCGATACGGAGAATCTCGATTACTGGGAGGGTGATGACGTGCTTGCCCGAGGAATGGAGATCGTTCAGGATCCGGATGCAGTCATCAATACCATCGTGCTCAACAGGTTCGGAAGGTTGTCGCAGAGTGGCGATCCCAATGTCGTGTGGTGCAGGAATGATATTCTGGAGACCGACTACGAGATCACCCGGCATGACGGATCATACCAGCATGAGGTGCTAGGCATTCCCGAAGAGGAGTCATACCGACCCAAAAAGCGGTTCAATTCCACTATAGCGGCCGAAATGGAGGAGGTCAATGACAAGTAATTCATCGCCATTTTTCAACGCATCGTATATTCAATGGCTACGTCATCGTGTGGATTTCGACGAATACATCGATCTCAGCATGTCTCTCGCGGCCATGCCATTCCGTTCCAGTGTCATGATGGACCGGAATCGGATATCTGATGGCGAATCGTTACGTAATGCATACACACGCCGAACCGGATATTCGTTGGTTAGCGGTATTCGAGGATGTTCGGTCCTTGAGTTCCTCGTCGCTTTGGCCGAACGGGTCAACGATGTACTTGCCATCGTCCCGATCGACGAGGCGTTCTCCATGTTCCTCGAAAACATGGATCTGACACGATGCTCGGATGATTGGTTCCTCAACCAGAGAGATCCTGAGTGTTATATTCAGGACCGATGCGACATCATGATGGATCGACAGTACCGACCCGACGGATCGGGCGGCGGACTCTTCATCGTTCATGATGACAAGGATATCCGCCCATCCGAATGGTGGTGGCAGATGCAATATTGGCTCAACGAACAGCATATTCCCGACATGTAAAGGAGGCGAAGATGGATCAAGTGCAGGTGCGTGTCAAAAAGACAACCAAGGGGCATGAATCCATATTCGCCGATCCGAAGATGCGAGGGTATCACGATCTGCTCGTCAAAGGCGGATCGTTTTATGCGGTGTTCGATCCGGATAGTCATCTCTGGTCACAGAACCTTCAACGCCTTGGTGAGCTGATCGATCGCGATATTCAGGAGTTCGCCGACTCATACGAGTCTCCGGACGGTAATGAAGTGACCTGCATGCTTATGCAGAACACCTCCAACGGTTGCTGGAACAGGTATATTTCCGGACTGCGCAATCTGGCCGACAGTGATGCGGTGCTCAATCAGCGGATTATATTCGCCAATGACACTCCGAAGCGCGAGGACTACGCCACCGTGCAACTGGAATACGCGATATCCGAGGGAGACACCTCGGCATACGACCGGCTCATGAATACGCTGTATGCCCCATCCGAACGAGAAAAGCTCGAATGGGGCATTGGCGCCTTGGTCGACGGCAATGATATTCAACGCATCCAGAAGATGTTTGTCATCTATGGTGATCCAGGAACCGGAAAGTCGACGATTCTCAATATCATCGAGATGCTCTTCCCTGGATACATCGCATATTTCAATGCGGAGGAACTCGGCAAGGGATACCAATTCAGTACCGCATCCTTCAAGAACTCTCCGCTCATCGGTATTCAGACCGACGGCGATCTGAGTCACATGTGGGACAACACCCTGCTTAATCAGATCGCTGCGCATGAGAAGATCGTGGTCAACGAAAAGGGTGTCAAGCAGTACACCGTTCCGCTGAAGACGATGCTGTTCATGGCAACGAATAAGCCGGTGAAGATCACTGACGCCAAGTCGGGTATCACAAGGAGACTGATTGATATTTATCCGACTGGTAATACATTGGCGCCGGATGATTATTTCGACTGCATGAAACAGATCGGATTCGAATTGGGTTCCATTGCCTATCATTGTCGTGAGGTCTACAGGAAGCTCGGGGTCAACCGATATTCCCAGTATCGTCCAACGGAGATGATCGCCAAGACGAATGATATTTACACATTCGTTCAGGACAACATTGACCTCATGGACATCGATGAGCCGGTGCGTCTGACCGATCTGTGGCGTGCCTATAAGGAATGGTGTGAGGAAGCCCACATCACCGACGTCATGAAACGCTCCGAGTTCATGTTCGAACTGGCTTCATATTTCGAAACCATGAACCGGGGATCGAGTAAGGCAGTTACCTATCATGGATTTCAGCGAGACAAATTCGAATCGAGAATCGTTGACTCTTCTGACCGACATGCTCGAACATCTGATGATGACCATGTCTCGTGGCTTCGACTTACTAAAACGGACAGTCGATTCGACGAACTCTGTCATGATTGCCCTGCGCAATATGCTAGAGACGACGAAAGCGGATCCCCAGTCGCCAAATGGGCCCAAGTCAGCACCACACTCAAAGACCTCGACACCAGTCGACTTCATTGGGTTAAGGTCCCGGAAAACCACATCGTCATCGACTTCGATATTCGAGGAGAGGATGGTGAGAAATCACTTCAGGCCAATCTCGAGGCGGCCCGCAAGTTCCCTCCAACCTATGCCGAGGTGTCCAAGAGCGGACAGGGATTGCACCTCCACTATATTTACGATGGAGACGTATCCCGACTCAAAAACCTTTACGACATCCATGTCGAGATCAAGGTCTTTCGAGGCAATTCGTCGCTACGGCGTCTGCTCTCACGGTGCAACGATCATGAGATCTCCCATATTTCAAGCGGCCTTCCGTTGAAAGGAGAAAAGTCCGTGATCAATCAGAAGGAACTCAAGGACGAACAGCATCTACGCAACGTCATCAAGAAGGCTCTGCGCAAGGAATGTTGTCCTGGGACCAAGCCGAGCGTCGAGTTCATCAAGAAGCTCATGGACGAGATGTATGAGTCCGGTAAACCATACGACGTCACCGACATGCGCAATGAGATATTTGATTTCGCTTTGCGGTCGACGCATTGGTCGGATTATTGCATCGTTCTGGTGAACGAGATGAAGTTCAAGTCCGATGATATTCCGAAGGGAAGCGATCCGAAGAACGCTGATATTCTCACCTTCTTCGATGTTGAGGTCTTTCCGAACCTCTTCATGGTCTGCTTCATGAAAAGTGATTCGGACGTCGTCAAGACATGGATCAATCCTCCGCGGCAGAACATCATGACGCTGCTCGATGAGAATCTGGTGGGATTCAACAACCGCAAGTACGACAATCATATTCTCTGGGCGTGGGGTGTCATGGGATACAACAACGCCCAGCTGTATGATCTGTCGACGCGGATCGTAAGCAGTAACAAGAACGCCATGTTCGGTCAGGCGTACAATGCTTCCTACACGGATATTTACGACTTCTCCGCCAAGAAGCAGTCGTTGAAGAAGTGGGAGATCGAATTGGGCATCGACCATCATGAGCTTGGAATGCCGTGGGACCAACCGGTTCCCGAGGACAAATGGCCGTTGGTACAATCATATTGCGAGGATGACGTCAGGGCCACCAAGGCCGTGTTCGAGCACCTCAAGGAGGATTTCACCGCACGGCAGATGCTGGCCATGCTCAGTGGCCTGACGGTCAACGACACCACCAACACCCATACCGCACAGATCATATTCGGGAACAACAAACACCCGCAGTCGGAGTTCAATTTCCCCGACCTGTCCGAGATGTTCCCGGGATACACCTTCGACCGATACGCGCCCAAGGACAAGAAATCTCAGTACATGGGCGAGTATCCGGGAGAAGGCGGCTACGTATTCGTCTACGGTATGGACAACGGATACGGCGATTACAGTTATATGGAGATGAAGCATCCATGGGAGGTAAAAAACAATGGGTAAGGTTTCGAGCTCCGAATCACCGGTTCGGTTCGTCAATGAAAACAAATACAAGCATCCATCACACATCAGCGGAAGTTATCTATCACGATTGTTCCTTCACGGATATTTGATGGCGCTTGGTATCGTCAGTACAAAACCAGATCCGAAGAAACGAGCTTTCTATGCTGAAGGGCTCGATGAAATTGATCTCATATCGCTTGTTGACGCCTATAACCATCATCTTGAAGGCGACGATGAACCGCTGAAGATATTTGGAAAGGAGCATACGACATGGGCGTAGCATGGATCTTCATCGGATGTGTCATCACGTTGATATTCGTGATGGTGTTCATCGCCCTGTTCATTCACGGAGGTGATGACCGATGGTAGAGAAAGAGGAACATCGTCTTGGTGGCATGTTCGGCAATGTCGGATTGCTTGATATTGCCTCCCAACATCCTAGTTCGATCGTGGCCATGAATCTCTTCGGACCGTATACCAAAAGGTTCGACGCCATCCGACAGGCCCGTATCGCCATCAAGCATAAGGACTTCGATCGATGCCTTGATATTTTCAAAGAATTCGTTCCTGAGGAACGTCTCAAGGATCTCGAACCTGTGCTCAAGGGCGAGGATTCCAAGGCGCTGGCTCAGGCTTTGAAGATCGCCATCAACGCGGTCTATGGCCTGACCAGCGCCTCGTTCCCCACCAGATTCAACGATGCGGCCAATCCGAACAACCGCAACCTTGACAACAAAGTCGCCAAACGAGGCGCCTTGTTCATGATCACGCTCAAGCACAAGGTACAGGAGCTCGGATACACCGTGGTTCACATCAAAACCGATTCGATCAAGATCGCCGATGTGGACCGCGATATCATCGACTTCGTTACCGCCATGGGCAAGCAATACGGGTACAACTTCGAATTGGAGTCCATTTATGATAAGATGTGCATCGTCAATAAGTCCACCTACATCGCTCATTCAGCCTACGGTGAGCACTGTGGCGAGTGGACCGCTACTGGGTTGCAGTTCCAGGTTCCTTATGTCTTTAAGACCCTGTTTACCAAAGAGCCCGTCACTCTGAAGGATTTCCGAGAGACTAAATCGGCTCAGTCCAATATTTTCCTCGATTTCAACGAGGGGCTTGGACCGGATGAGCATCATTACAGCTTTGTTGGTAAGGTTTCGGCCTTTTCCCCCGTCAAAGCGGGATGCGGAGGAGGTCTACTGGTACGTGAGAACAATCGAGGCGGTTGCGATGCGGTATCTGGAACAAAAGGGTATCGCTGGAAGGAATACTCGGTCATCCGAGACAATGGTCTTTCTTCAGAGATTGACCGACAATATTACGAGCGATTGGCCGATGATGCCATCGACACCATCGAACAATACGGATCGTACGAATGGCTGATCGACGAAACCAGTCCATATTCCTCCCCCAACCCGGCATCGAACGATCTCATGAAGGAGCTGGCTGCATGACCTGGCCTGAGGCGATCATCGTTATATTTCTGGTCGCTCTCATGCTGGTCATCAGCTGGTTCTGCGATCACCATCATTTCTAAACACTATAAAAAAAGGAGTTCATCCATGAGCATCAATTTTATTTTCGGACTGATTCTAGCCATGGTCGTCGGAACGATCGTCAGTTATCTGGTGATCCAAGGAGCTGACTTTTTAATCAGTTATATTCGCAAGAATAATTTCTATAAAAGCGACACCTATCTCAAGGATTGGCGTATCGTTGACTTTGATTCAGATATTCCTGCGGTTCAGATCAACGCCGAGGAGTTCACCGATGATGAAGCGATTCTCGATGCGCAGGAATGCTGTAAGGATGATGATCGAATCGTCTTCATCATGGTCAAAACCGCTGATAAGGCGAATCTGGTGACCAAGAACGGCGTGCTTGACGTCACTGATATTTACAAAACGTTCCACAAGGAGGAGAACAATGAGCCGGAAGATGAAGACACTGATCGGACTGACGATCGCGACGACAATGATTCTTCTGATGAAGATCGTCAGTAGCATCGCCTGGATCCGAAACCATATTCTCAAGATACATGAAGAATATGACAAGCTCCGCAGAATCAGCGATGATATTTATACACAGGGATTGAGGATCACGGAATCGATCAACGAACTCGGTTACGATCCCAATGCCGAATGCGATATCGACGACGATCCGAACTTCTCATACACGGGTGATTGCAATGATTGATTTGATGAATTGTTTGATATGTCTATCAATGGTGGCCGTCGCCTTTATCGGACTCCTGGTAGACTGGTTGATCACGCCGACCGACGAATACGTCAATGACGCACCGTATCGACATCTGCTGTGGATCATCGATAATTCGCTCCATCGCGGTCGTCATGCCCGTCGATGGACGCATCCGACCATCTGGTGGGCGAACTATCCGCGACGGAAACATATGCTATAATGAAGAGTTATAGTATATGAAAGGAGTCCACCATGGACAAGAAAAATATGTTCAACATCGCCAGTGTGGTTATTGCAGCTGCATCCGGTGCGATCTCGATCGCCTTCGCCTATAAGGAATATAAGGCGACTCTCAACGATCACGAACGCATCGAGCATCTGGAGGATACCGTAAAGTGGATGGTCCAGAACGATCTCAATCTCCAGAAGGAATCCGATCAGAGCAAGAACTGATCAACATTATAGGCCCATGCATCAACGCATGGGCCTATATTTTTATGAAAGGAGCAAACCATGAAACAGCGCACCATTGACACCGCCCGAGAGGCGAGACTCTGGATCAGGGACATCATCGTCCCTGCGGTCGGTGTCATCGCGTTCGTCGCACTCAACGCAGGAGCCAACGAGCGGTTCAGGTCCGTGATGGATCATATTCGCAACAGGAAGCCGGGCCGGCCATGATGATAAATCTGTATCGTGTTGTCATCAAAACCGGTCAAGATACGATCTATAGCAGTTATTCGCAGAAAGCTCCATCCGCATACGAAGCGATCCGCATTGCGGGATCGATCGTTCCCAATCTCGATGATCTTTATTTGAAATCGATAACTGTGGAACGAACGGAGTGGTGCCTATTGTTGGGAGAATGCTGATGCGTGAGGACGAACTCAACGAGCTCATGGGGTGCGATTGCGACTACGACATTCGCCCCCATGATATATTTTTCAAGGACCATAGGATCGTTGCCGTGTTCATCTGCACTGGTTGCGGACGGCAGGTGATGGTCGAAGGTCCCATTGAAACCATCTACGACATCACCGTAACCCGACATAAACGCAAGGATTGATCATGGACTTCAACATTCATATTTCACCGAAATTCCGCAAATCAAAGAAGGAGACCACTATGGAGGACAAGACCATCAACGTCAACGACGAGATCAACAAGGCGGGAAGCACTGTCATGGACTTCATCGAACAACATCCGGAATCGCTGATCATCGCCGCCGGTGCCATTTTCTACGTCGGATACAACATCGGCCGCAACAAGTCGATGATGGATGTCATGCGAATCGCCGCCATGAGTGATTGATTCGCGACAAGGTCATCGCTTATAATGAAGGATATTCATAGGAAAGGAACAACGATGACTATTGAACTGCTCGACTATCAGGTCGTGGCCCTCATCCTGATCGGCGTATGCATCGGTTCACTCGTCTGGTATATTCTCGATCTCAGGTCCGAACACAAGGACATGAGCCGAAGGGAATTCGCCAAGCGGGTGTTCCGTGAATTCGCCGGTCTCGGATTCGAAGACCGCGTCGTGAAGTCGAACGACCATAGAATCAATCTCGACTGATTTGTCCATTAAACCATATGGGCCTGTGCGACCGACGCATGGGCCCATATTTTTTCAGAAAGGATTGTCAATGATCCAATTCCCGCCAATGGAAACCTTCGACGACGGTGAACTCGACGATGGCAAGAAGCTGGCGAAGAAGGTGCTGGAGGAATCGGCCGAACTGATGGTCGCCTCGCAGCATGATACGCGTGAGCACATGCTGGATGAGTTCGCCGACGTCCTCCAGACGCTGGCGAACTTCTACAAGTACTCGGGCATCACTGATGCGGAGATTGTATCGGCGATCGAGCGATGCAACGAAAAGAACATCGCGCGAGGCCGGATGACCGATCCGAGACCGTTCGTCGATCGAGTGACCACATTCGCCGTAAAGTGATATTTTCCAACCAAACCAACGAAAGGAACAAAGCAATGGCAGTCGAAAAGTACGTGGATTCCCGTGGTCGTGTATCGTACCGCATCCGCGGAGCCAAGCTCCTCTATCCGAACTTCGCCGGCACCGGTGGCCAGTTCAACGACGAGGGCAACCGAAACTTCAACATCGAGCTGACTCAGGACGAATTCGATTTCCTGACTGACGAGGGGTTCCGTCCCCGCATGCGCGAGAAGATCGACGCCGACCCCCAGCTCCTGCTCAAGGTCAACGTCAAGTTCAAGGATGAGCCGGCCGATACGAGGAATCCGAAGATCCTGTTCAAGACCCAGTACGGCAACAAGCGCCTGTGGGCCGAACACAAGAAGGCCGTGGTCAACGGTGAGGAGATCGACTTCAGCCCGGTTGATATTCTGGACTGGGCTGACATCGAGAATGTCAATCTGTCGTTTTCCGCATACCGCGGTAAGATGTCGGATCACAACACCGCATATTTGCAGATGCTCATCGCAACCAAGCATGAGGATCCGTTCGAGGACGAGTTCTATGACAATGACGAACCGGATACGGCTCTCAACACCATGACCTTCCAGAAGGTCGATGCGGACCTGAAGTCCATCGAGTAACCGATATTTCCATCCAAGGGCATGGGCGGCGCCATCGCGCGTCGGTCATGCCCTCTTATTTTTAGGAGCGTATTATGGCACCAGCAAATGTATTCGATCGGGCAAGACGATATCTTGGATGCCACCCAAACGCATCGTTGCTCGTCACCGATGCATGGGAGATCACGCCGGATCATCATGAATGCGAAGTGATGTGCTGTCGATGCGAACGATCGACGCACTTCGATATTTCCAGGAATGAGTATCGACAAATGGATAATCGCAAGCCATGGACTTTTGAACAGGAGGGCGAACGTGGACGAGATTGATTGGGAATTGTGTGGAATGTACGGAATGCTCAACGCGCTCGGAGGAGTCTTCCTCACGTTCCTATTCTGCGTGGTGACGGATGATTGGGATGTGCCCAATATGACCATCGGCATGATCATCGGAGGAACGTTCGCCGTGCTCAGTACCGTCGAGTTCCTCTGCTGGCTGTTCCATATTCCGGCGTGGATTGTCAAGGGTCTCCTGTGGCTCCGCCAGAAGACCGATCCGGAGGAGTGAATCATGAACGATCGCTTTTTTTTTGCAATACCGAAGGTCCGCGTCAGTTACCGGTTCGACTGCAACGAGACCCTGAACGTCGATTTCGCAACCAACGTGTTAATCGGGGATATTATGAATTTTGCCGACAACTATGAACGCGACCACGACACCAAATGCCTCGACATCAGCATCTATCCCTATATCATATGGAGGTGACTTATGACCGACAACCATATTTCCGCAGGACCGATGGTTGAAATCCACGACGCGGACTTCGACACCATCCGCAAGGAGCTGCACGATGAGCACAAGCTTCATTGCGAATCGGAATACGACCCGTATATCTGGATCGATACGACCCATGCATGGAGCGATGGACGCAACATCTATGTCAATGCGGAATGCCAGAACTGCATGAAGGGATCGGACCGGACACCCGTCAGGGAAGACCCGAAGTTTCATATTCAGGCCAAACCGACCAGAAGGAGGCGTTCGAATGATCGGTCTCATTGACGCTATAATCACCGTTTTCTCGGCCCTTCTGGTCATGCCCATAGTTTTAATCGTTTCGATCGCGTTCGCCTCTCTACGGGCCCTTAAAATGGCTCACAAGGCCGAAAATCGGCGCATTCAGAATCTACAAGGCCGACATATTCGGAGGTAAGCATGAATCCAGACATGAAACCCACGATCTGGCAATACGCACGACGAAAATTTATCGATTGCCAGTGTCTCTGCGTGCTCACTACGAGCATGCCGATCGTCAGGGACGGATGGGTCAGTTATATGGCCATCTGTCCGGAATGCAATGAACGAAAGCATATTCGCACGAAGGTCGAGGATGTGGATCTCGATCGTCTCTATTTGAAAGTTGGTGAATGATGCCAACTCCTGATCAATTCCGAGCCGCACGAACACTGCTCGGTCTTACGCAGTATCGCTGTCGAGAGATGATGGGCATCAGCACCCAGGCAATACGCGACATCGAGAGCATCTACGGCAAGCATCAGCCCGAGCGTCCCTACGCCCAGTACTACAACCTCTGGCTGCGCGAGTACGCCAGGATGGTCAAACCGGAGCTGCTCGGCGTCGTGGACAACATTCTTGGCAACGACAACTTTGCCAGAATGTTCCGTGTGGTCGAGCCGACGCTTCGCGCCGAGAATCGAACCGTGATCGATGAACTCGACTTGACGTTCCCCACGACGGCGGCCTGTGCGCGATGGCTCATCGAACACGGGCACAGCAACGGACGAGTTGAGAACGTGGCCCAACGAATCAGGGATGCCATTAATGGTACGGCATCCCCAACCTATCTCGGGTTCACGTACCATTACGACAATCCGCCAAAAGATGAGACCACGTTGGCTATTTAAGGAGGAATCATGAAAAATGTAGTCCATCTGACTTATATCATTCGCAACGCCAAACTTGAAACCGGAAAACACGCAAGGAAAGGATGAATCATGTTCCCGAATAGCGAAAAACTCATCGGCATCGCCGTTAGCGGCAAATTGAGTCCGAACGCCTCGATCGCCATGGATGGATGGCTTCATGGTCTACGGTGGTCGGCGTGCGATAAGGAACGATCGACGCTCAGATTCGATCACGTCGACAATGTCGTATTCTATTGGGACCGGACGCATAATTTCACCAAGGAAGAACTCGACGCTCTGAAAGTGTATCTGGAACGGTTCTTCGAGCTGGGTGATCCGAAACCATATCTCTGTGACATGGTATCGACCTCCGCATATCTGTATATGGGCTCACACAAGGAGGAGAAGGCATGAAATACCAAAAAAAACCTACGAACTGGTGGAGGAATCATGAAGAGTAAATGGATCGACGCGTTACGGCTGATTATCCTAATCTTTGCGATCATCAGCGTGGCATCATCGTGTTTCATATTTGGTTTGTCCTATGGCAGGAACCATACAGATGAGGTTGTCTGGCAGGGTACGATCCAACTCAACGACACCCGTCGAGTCCCCTGTGTCGCCACGGGCTATGGCATGTCCTGTGATTGGCTCCATGCCGATGGAACCGATGCCATGATGTGATATTTTTCGAAAGGAGGAATCATGAAATACCGAAAGAAGCCGGTCGTAATTGATGCTTGGTTCTTCAAGGACCAGTGGTCTGAAAAGCCGGAATGGCTCATCGAAGCCCGCGGCCATGGCGAGGCCGAATTCGGATACCGTGAGATCTTCATCAAAACTCTAGAAGGGACGATGAAGGCCTGCTGCGGAGAAGATTACATCATCCGGGGTGTTCATGGCGAGATCTATCCATGCAAGAAGGATATTTTCGAGGAAACCTACGAGCCGGTGAAGGAATCATGCTTAGCCTCTTCGGCCATGTTCACGACCTCGCAGACGATCATATTTCTGACGAAGGAACAACTCAATGAAATACTACGATATTCCCGATGAAGCTACGTGGAACTCGGTCGTCGGATCTCTCGGCGAGATACGAATTCACGAGATCGTGATCGACCTCCGATATCACGAGCACTGCGTCACCGGCGATACGGCATCGAACCCGGATGAACGAATCATATTCTGCATCAGAGATGACGGTATATTCGCCAATCTCCTCAAGGCCACGCTCAAATCCTCCGAGGAGGTAAGCGAGTAATGGCCGTCACTCTGGAACCGTTTCAGGAACGGGCGCTGAGCCAACTGCGATCCGGAAACGTTCTGGTCGGCGAGGTGGGGTCCGGCAAGTCCATCGTGGCCATCATGTGGTGGCTGCGCATGTGCTGCCGGACCCGTTCCGGCGAGTCCAAGAGCGGTACGACCCTCATGCCGCTCAAGGGCTCGCCCGACCTGCTCATCATCACCGAGGCGAAGAAGCGCGACAAGGCCGAATGGGGCGAGGATCTGGTCAAATTCGGCCTGCATGTAGGCGCGAACCAGCCTTCCGGCGTTGAGATCACCGTGGACAGCTGGCAGCGCATCAAGGCCTATCACGACTTCCACGGCGTGATCATATTCGATGAGCAGCATGCCACCGGAACGGGCGTCTGGAGCAAGGAATTCATCCATATAGCCAAGGCTCAGGGAAATCGATGGATTCTGCTGTCGGCGACCCCTGCTGATTCCTACGAGGATCTTATTCCCATATTCGTGGCGAATGGGTTCTACAAGAACAAGACGCAATTCATGACCATGCACGCCGTGTATGATCGATGGGCGAAGTATCCGAAGGTCAATGACTGGAGGCATACTGATATTCTGGAGAAGCTCAAACGACGGATCATGGTGCCAATGAAGCGTCCGAAAGACCGTGGTCCCAGTCGCAATCCTGTCTATCAGATCGTTGTGGATTACGACAAGCAGGCCCTGAAGATCCTGAGAAGGGAACGGAAAGATCCGTGGACCGGAGAGCCGCTCAAGAACGTATCACAGTACTGCTTCGCCCAGAGAAAACTGGTGAACTCGGATCCGAGCAGGATCAGGGAGACGATGGATATCTGCATCCGTCATCCGAGGATCGTGATATTCTACAACTACGATTTCGAACTGGAGGAGCTGCTGAGCCTGCGGAGGCGGACAGGCATACCGGTGTATCAATACAACGGACATCGTCACGACGATATTCCGAAGGACGGTGATTGGATCTATCTGGTGAACTACGGATCGGGAGCCGCAGGGTGGAACTGCACGCAGACCGATACCATGCTGTTCTATTCGCTCAACTATTCCTATCGGATCATGGAACAGGCGGCAGGTCGCATCGACAGGATCAACTCGCCGTTCAAGGAGCTCAACTATTATATTCTGCGCAGCTTCGCGCCAATTGATTCGGCGATCCTGAGGGCGCTTGCGAACAAGGAGACCTTCAACGAGCGGACGTTCGCCTCGAAGGATATTTCCGGGAAGGAGGATTAGAATGACCTATGTGATGGATGGTGGAGATCCGGACAGGATCGACGTCTATGATCTGGCGAGGCGCATGAGCCAATGTGACTGCGATTCGGAGGTTCCGATCGCGGTTCAGATCGAGACATCGGGGAGGCCATTGCGTGATTTTTACGGCAATGAGGTTCCTTTCGAACTCGGGACGTATTGTATACGGTGCCAGAAGAGAGGTCTTGTGCGGGCATATTTCGACGATCTGGTTCAGATTCCGCCAAGTGCGATGATTCAGATTCGGTCGATCATGCCGTGCGAGCACTATCATTCGTGGGAGATCACGGCTGCTTTGCGCAGGAAGGGAGATCGGATGGCCGCATATTCACGTGTCCAACGCCTTCATCTGCTCTATTGTCGGACATGCAGAAGGGTCTATAGGATCCCGTTGGCATACGATCTTGCGGTGTTTCGGACATGACGACAGGGCAAAAGTATGCAGGAAGGAAGGCCACCTGCATACTTTTATGTCTGAACCTGCATACTTTTTTAAAAACTATGCAGGTTTGGACCTGCATACTTTTGGTGTAAACTATGCAGGTTTTCCGGAAAAGTATGCAGAAAAACCTGCATACTTTTTTGAGGGTCAATGTGCCCTGAGGCCTTGGAATCATTGGGTTTTCGGGGTGCCTGCATACTTTCGCGCGTTTTTTCTTTTTTCTTATTTATTTAAAAAGAAAAAAAAAAGTAATAATACAAAGAAAACGCTGGCGAAGAAAACGCGCGAAAAAGTATGCAGCGGCCTGATACCTGCATACTTTTTAGAAAGGAATGGAACATGTCACATCATGATAAGAACCAAGAAGTCTATATTTATGAACTCAACGAGATCCATCCGTCTCCAGAGCGGGTTGCCATTTTCCTCGAAACAAGCATCGACGATGTCCTGAAGGCACTTGACCATCCAAGAAACCATGGCGTATGCCGAGGAATGCATATTTGCTGGAACGACGCCCGTAACATCAAAGCCTACAAACCGGTCCGCATCATCGAGAAGGATCTTATATTTCCCAGCGTGACCCATATGGCCTTCTATTATGGATGTAAGGATCAGGAGATCTACGATGCGCTCAAGCGACCCGATGGATTCTGGTATGGATGGCACCTCGAACATGTGGATACCGTACCGGAACCGACCTATGTCGAGTGAGCGCGGACTCGCGACAAAAACATCGCGAATAGAGGTAAGAGTGGGGAAGAGTTTGCCTTATTTTCCGAGCAATCCTTTCTGCGGGCAGCACCGTTCCCCACTCTTATTTTTTCTCTGTCGAAAGGAGAACCATGAGTTTGGAACGCGACTTCCAACGAAAGGTCATCAAAGAGATCGGCAAACGTCTTCCAGGATCACGCGTGCTGAAGAACGATCCCAACTATATTCAGGGAATCCCCGATCTTCTCGTTTTATATAAGGATCGATGGGCCGCCCTTGAGGTCAAGAAGAGTGCTGACGCCAAGCATCAGCCGAATCAGGATGACTACGTGGCCCAGATGAATGCCGATTCGTTCGCGGCGTTCATCTATCCCGAGAACGAGGAATACATTCTCGACAAGCTTCAACAGCACATGACCAAGTCCCATATTTCCACGGAGGTTGCATCATGATGCGTTTCAATGATCATCACAATCTTGAGGGCCTTCATGCCTTCATGGGAGCCAGCAAGCATTCCTGGCTCCGTTATGATGACGATCATATGGCCGATATGTTCCGATCGTCCCTTGCGGCACAACGCGGAACCGAGCTGCATGCCCTTGCGGCTGATCTCAATAAACATCGTGTGGCTCTGCCGAAGACCCATCTGACGTTGAACGACTTCGTCAATGATGGCCTGCACTATCGCATGTCGCCCGAAGTGGTGTTATATTTCTCGCCGAATTGTTTCGGTACCGCGGACCTCATCGGATACGACGACAAGAAGAAGCTGTTGCGCATCTTCGACCTCAAGACCGGAAGCGGCGAAGTCAAGCACTTCGATCAGTTGTATATTTACGCTTCGCTGTTCTGTCTTGAATACAAAGTCAAGCCGATGAATCTTCAGTTCGACCTTCGTCTCTATCAGAACGATCACATCAAGATCGCCACCAACGCCGATCCGAAGTACATCAAGCTTGGACCGAACGCTGATATTTACGAAGAGGTCAGCCCGGACGAGATCGCCCACATCATGGATCGAATCCAGCACTTCGATCAATTGATCAATAAGCTGCGTGCCGAGGAATCGGAGCAGTGGTGATGATATTTTCAGGAAAGGTCCTTTCATGATCGTCTACGAGGATGAACTCATGCACGAAGGCGTGAAGCGCCGTTCTGGAAGATATCCTTGGGGCAGTGGCGAAGAGCCTTACCAGCATGAGGAGTTTTACAAGCGATATTTGGATCTCAAGAACTCCGGTCTCACCGAAAAGGAGATCGCCGATTCCATGGGGATCACTACGACGAAGCTTCGTGCTCGTCGAACGATCGCCTATAACGAGCGGCTTGCTCAACGCCAGCATCGCGCCTACGAACTCGAAAAGAAGGGATATTCTAGAGCCAAGATCGGCGAGATCATGGGTGGTCTTAACGAATCCACGGTTCGATCCCTTCTCAATCCTTCGAGTCGTGCTCGAGCCAATGCATCGACCATCATCGCCAACAATCTCAAGGAGACCATTGGTAAGGATGGAGCCGTTGACATCGGTAAAGGTGTTGAGCAGTATCTGGGATATTCTCAGGACAAGCTCAAGGTTGCCGTGGCTATGCTTGAGGAGGAAGGCTACACCACCCATTATATTTACACTAAGATGGGTGGTCCGAATCATACCACGGTCAAGGTCCTTGCCGCTCCTGGTGTGACTGTTCGAGATCTAGTCAATGACCGAAGCAAGATCAAGAATATCGGTATGTCCCTTGACGAGCCTCATGAAGGCGGAGTCGGGATCAAGAAGCCGGTATCTCTCGATTCCAAGCGTCTTGGCATTGTGTACGCCGAGGACGGAGGAACCGAACGTGATGGCGTCATGCTTATTCGTCCTGGAGCGGCTGATCTCGAACTTGGCGGTTCTCATTACGCGCAGGTCCGCATCAACGTCGATAACAGCCATTACCTCAAAGGTATGGCCATGTACGGCGATCCGGATCAGTTCCCCGATGGTGTAGACATCATATTCAACACGAACAAGAAACGGGGCACTCCGATCGAGGGAACCGGCGATAATTCGGTATTGAAGCCGCTCAAGCGACTGACCAATCCGGATGGAACGAAAGGTGATGTCGATTGGAGCAATCCATTTGGCGCCACCATAGATCCGATCAAAGGTCAGTATGAGTACGACGATCCCAAGACCGGCAAGAAGAAGCAGTCGTTGGTCAACAAGGTCAATGACGAAGGCGATTGGGATGATTGGTCTCGAAGCCTTCCTTCGCAGATGCTTTCCAAGCAGGATATTTCTTTGGCCAAACGTCAACTTGGCATTGATCTTGATCGTCGTCAGCGAGACTACGATGAGATCATGGCATTGGATAATCCCGTCGTCAAGGCCAACCTGCTGAAGTCATTTTCTGACGAATGCGATTCAGCGGCAATTCATATGAAGGCCGCAGCCATGCCTCGTCAGAGGACTCAGGTTATTTTACCGATCCCTTCCTTGAAGGACAATGAGATCTACGCTCCGAACTTCAGACCTGGTGAGAAGGTGATTCTTATTCGCTTCCCGCATGGCGGAAAGTTCGAAATCCCTGAGCTCACGGTCAACAATAACAACAAGGAAGCCCGGGCGGCTCTTAGCGGATCCAAGGATTGTGTTGGTATCAATGCCAAAGTGGCCGAACGACTCTCTGGCGCCGATTTTGATGGTGACAACGTTCTGGTTATTCCGAACAACCGAGGCGAGATCAAGACTCGATCCGCTCTTGACGGTCTGAAGAACTTCGATCCCAAAACCGCATATCCTAAGTATGAAGGTATGCGAGTCATGACGAAGCGTGAAAAGGGAAGAGAGATGGGTATCGTCTCCAACCTTATTACGGACATGACTATCAAGGGTGCTCCTTGGGAGGATATCGAGAAGGCGGTCCGCCATTCGATGGTGGTCATCGATGCTGAGAAGCACGAGCTGAACTGGAAGCAGTCCGAGCGTGACAACCAGATTGATCTTCTCAAGCAGAAGTGGCAGAGCCGAGGAGATGGAAAATATGGTGGGGCTTCCACTCTTATTTCCCAATCCAAGTCGACGGAGCGAATCCCGGAACGCAAACTTCGCTCGGCCAAGGAAGGCGGATGGATCGACCCTGAAACAGGTGAGAAAGTCTACGTCAAAACCGGTCGAGAGAAGGTCGTTCCCGCCAAGAAGGACAAAGACGGAAAGGTTATTTCTTGGAAGAAGGTTCCAGCCGAATCGGTAACGGTGAAGATGGACCTTGCCAAGGATGCCTACGAACTTTCGTCCGGAACGGCGATGGAAGGTGTCTATGCCGACTATGCAAATTCTCTGAAGTCCCTGGCAAACCAAGCCCGAAAATCGTATTTGAATTCTGGTTCGTTCAAGTATGATCCCCAAGCTGCAAAAACATACTCGTCAGAGGTCAGTTCCTTGAAAGCCAAACTCAATACGGCTCTCAAGAATGCCCCTTTGGAACGCAAGGCCGAGCTTCTTTCGGACAGTTTGTACGAAGCCAAGAAGGCGGCTCATCCGGAATATGAAAAGGACGATCTGAAAAAGCTTTCCAATAGGTGCCTTAATGAGGCCCGTATTGTAGTGGGCGCCAAGAAGCAATTGGTCGACATCACTGATAAGGAATGGGAAGCCATTCAGCATAGGGCCGTCAGCAAGAACACCCTTCAGCAGATCCTGCAAAACGCAGATCCTGACAGAGTCAAGCAATTAGCCACTCCGAAACAGGGTGTTGCTATGTCAGCGTCCCTCATTGCTAGGGCAAGATCCATGCTCAATCGTGGTTACACACAGGCTGAAGTAGCCGATAGGCTTGGCGTATCAATAGATACACTGAAGCGTAATGTGACTACTAAGACTAAGGTGGCAGACAATGGCTAATACCAAAGACTATCTGCTTACCACGATTGACAACCCATACAACCCATGGACTAATTGGGATCAATGGTATGACTATGATCAGCGTATGGGCTATTGCACATGCTCCTATCTAGCACGCATCATGTCAGTCACTGATGCGATGACTGATGTCGAACTAGATCGTGAGTATGAGTTTGCAATGGACGAGATCATCGAGTACGATGTGATCGGTCAATACGCAAAGATCAAGAAGAATGATCCTACACCAATGGGAAAACTCAACTGAAAAGCACCGATTTCGTTGCGATCTCTTACTCTTCACCGATAAAATGATATGATCCGAGCCAAGGAGTCATATCATTTTGATGGAGGGGGAGGGGTCGCGACGAACCGGCACCCTCCCGCATCGCTCGGCTCCTCATTTTTTCCCCGACGGGATATTTTTCGAGAAGTCGATTACCCAGACCACGTGTTTTGGGGCTTCAAATGGGAGCACCGCTTGGGTCCGAAGCAAAATTCCTCGCTCATGGCGGTTGCGAAAACCGGAGGAAACTCCTTTCGATATTAGGGACAACCATTCGGTGCTCTCTTTTGGAGAACCAAAACCAATCAGAACTCTTCGAAACCATTACAGAACTGGAGGCGATATTTCATGGGGCGACGTAAGAAGCTCGATGGATCGTCTTCCCCTCAGTTCTCGCCCGCTTCCAATCCGGAGGAACGCGAGAATCAGATGATTTCGCTCGCCGTCAACCTTGCCGAGCAACAACTTCGCGAGGGGACGGCTTCATCTCAGGTCATCGTGCACTATCTCAAGCTCGCTTCGACTCGAAACAAGCTTGAAGAGGAGAAGATTAAGTACGAGACGGCCATGCTTCAGGCCAAGAAGGATGCACTGAACAAATCTGGTCAGCTCCAGGAGCTCATGGCCAATGCTTTGGAGGCATTCCGTTCATATTCCGGAAACTCGGGAGAAGGTGAGGTATCCGATGGTCGATGAACTATATCACTTCGGCGTCAAAGGCATGAAGTGGGGCGTTCGAAGGTATCAGAACGAAGATGGATCACTTACCTCGCTCGGTAAGAAGCGCAATAAGATGCTTTCTGATCGAAAGACCGCGAAAAAAGCATTCCACGACATCGAACATCGTTAATGCCGAATACTCTCGCCGAGAGTTCGAAGATGCGAAGACTCGACTGAAGCTTGAAAACCAAAAGAAAAAGTCAAAGCGTCAGCAGGATCTTGAGAAAAAGTATCTGAAGCAAGGATTCACCAAGGACGAGGCCGAGATCAAAGCTTATAATCGAGCTAAGACAGAAACAATCCTTAAGGTTGCCGGAGGTATTGCTTTAGCATCCGCAGCGGCCTATGTTGCGTACAAGCATTATGATAAAGTAACCGATCGGGTATTCGAAAAGGGAAGCAAGATCGGTCGTTTGACGAACGACGGATCGGAACCGACCAATAGGGCGTTTTATGGCTTCGTCAACAAGCATGACAAAGATCGGTATGAAGGTCTTTATGGCAAGACGCTTGGTGCGAATGGAACCGTGTATCGTAAGGCCATGCGAGCCGCTGGCGATATTAAGATAGCTTCTCCCGAATCGGCCCGTAAAGTCATGTCTGACATGTTCAGCAACGATAAGGATGCTTTGAAGAATTTCAAAGACGTTATTGATAGCACTGCGATGGCGATTCCTCCGGTAGGAAAACAGGGGAAACTTTGGCATAAGGCCAAAAGCGAATTGGATTCTGGCAAGCTCGGAGACAATGCGTATAAGGCATTCAACACTCTATTGGTCAATCACTCCGAAGAATACCAACCGATAAATGAGAAGTTCTATTCGGCGATGAAGAAGGCCGGGTATGGTGCGATCCGCGATGTGAATGATAAAGAGAATTCGGGATATTTTGCCAGGAATCCGTTGATTGTATTCGATACCGATAAGATCGACGTCGAGGGATTCACGAAGCTCGGAAGCGATCATATCGATTACATGTTCGCTAAAGAGCAGGGAAAGGTCGCTGCTCATACGTTGGCAAACGAGTTCGGTCCAATCGGAGCCGTATTTGCGACTTCCATGGGAGCGATGAAACTCGTTAAGCGATCCAGAGAGACAAAGTTCGTTGAAAACTATCGCAAGCAACATCCTGAGAGCACATTGTCCAATAACGAAATTCTGAAGATGAGAGATCGGATTGTCTATGCTTAACGATACCGAAATCAAAGATCTTTGTATTACCCGGCATATGATTACGCCATTCAATGAGTCCCAACTTCAGCCGTGCAGTTACGACGTCACGCTCTCTAAGAGCATCGTACGATATTTCGGTCGTGGTGAGATCAATGCCATGGATTACGCGCTCCATGATCTGGAGTATATTCGTTTCGCCATGAACGACGACGGTTTCGTTCTTGATCCGAACGAATTCATCCTCGGATCGACGAATGAGGGCGTGACCATTCCGAAGAACATCGCGGCGCGCTTCGAAGGTAAATCATCACTCGGTCGTCTTGGACTCGCCACTCATGTGACTGCTGGATTCATTGATCCTGGGTTCACCGGTGACATTACTCTTGAGATCAAGAACCTCAACAACCATCCCATTCGTATATTTGCCGGTATGAGGATCGGTCAGCTGTGTTTCTTTGATCTTAATGACGATGTCGATCGAGCGTATGGATCTGCTGGCCTTGGATCCCATTATCAGTATCAATCGGGACCGACGACAAGTCGGTGATATTCGGGTTGCCCCCCTAGTGGGCGGAAAGGATATTCTTATGAATTCTGAACTTTATCATTATGGCGTCAAAGGCATGAAGTGGGGTGTTCGGCGCTATCAGAACGCCGATGGCACGCTCACCTCAAAAGGAAAGGCCCGTCAGGTCAAACGAACCAAGAAGGCTCAGAAGAAGTGGGACAAGAACGCGAGAAAGCATTGGGTCGAAGGGTATAATAAGGCCGCTGATTATTCTAATAACAACTTCATCAACAAGCTTAATGAGAAGTATAAGGATTACGATTTCTCCGATCGTACCGATAAGAAGACCCAGAAGGTTTATAAGCGCTATATCGAAGAGTACGTAAATGGCTTCAACAACATTCTCGAAAAGAGCTATCGCGAGGTTCTCGGCGATCGTCCAGACGATCCGGGAGCTATTCGATCTCTTCCGTTCTATAACGATGCCAATTCGTTGTATCAAGAATGGCTGAATAATTAGGAGGTGTCATGACCCTATCGAACACAGCCGTTCCGAAATACTACGGTCAATTCCGCGATAGGGTCATGGCCGGAGAGATCCCGGTATGCCATGAGATCGAAATGGAGATGAATCGCATCGACGATCTCATTCGTAATCCAGGGATCTACTATGACGCCGACAAGGTCGAAGGATGGGTAAAGTTCTGTGAGAAGGAACTCACCCTGACCGACGGATCTCCGGTTCATCTGCTTGACAGTTTCAAACTCTGGGGCGAGCAGATATTTGGTTGGTACTACTTCGTCGAACGATCGGTCTATATTCCGAATCCGCATGGTGGTCCGGGACGATACGAGAATCGTCGGATCTGCAAGCGCCTGATCAACAAACTATATTTGATTGTGGCACGTGGCGCAGCCAAGACCATGTTCGCCGAATTCGTCCAGGCATATTTCCTCATCATGGATACATCGACGACTTCGCAGATCGTCGTGGCCCCAACCATGAAGCAGGCCGAGGAAACCATGGCACCGTTCCGAACCGCGATCATTCGATCTCCTGGTCCGCTCATCAAGTTCCTATCCGAGGGATCGCTTCCAGGCAACGGACCGAAATCTACTCAGGCCAAGCTCGCCTCGACCAAGAAGGGCGTAGAGAATTTCCTCACAGGTTCGCTTCTTGAGGTTCGTCCGATGTCAATTGACAAGCTTCAGGGTCTTCGTCCAAAGGTGTCGACCGTTGACGAATGGCTGTCGGGCGATATTCGCGAGGATGTGATCGGAGCCATCGAACAGGGCGCGTCAAAGCTCGATGATTATCTTATCGTGGCCACCTCGTCCGAGGGTACCGTCCGAAACTCGGTCGGCGACACCATCAAGATGGAGTTGATGGACATTCTCAAAGGAGAATACGTCAATCCTCATGTCGCCATATTCTATTATCGGCTTGACGATACCAAGGAAGTCACCAATCCTGATATGTGGGTCAAGGCAAATCCCAATCTTGGACAAACGGTTACCTATGAGACCTATCAGCTTGACGTCGAACGCGCAGAGAAGGCTCCCGCCACACGTAATGATATTCTTGCCAAGCGTTTCGGTATCCCGATGGAGGGCTACACATACTTCTTCACCTATGAGGAGACGCTTCCCCATCGGAGGAAGGACTTCTGGGGTATGCCGTGCGCCCTTGGCGCCGATCTGTCGCAGGGAGACGACTTCTGCTCGTTCACGTTCCTCTTCCCATTACCAGACGAGACCTTTGGCGTCAAGACGAGGAACTATATTTCATCATATACCATGCAGCACCTTCCTTCGGCCGCACGTCAGAAGTACGAGGATTTCCTGAATGAGGGATCATTGTTCGTCATGGATGGTACAGTGCTCGATATGGTGCAGGTGTATGAGGATCTCGACAAGTACATCACCGAGTCGGAGTATGATGTGCGTTGCCTCGGTTATGATCCCTATAACGCCAAGGACTTCGTGGCTCGATACACCATGGATTACGGCGAGTTCGGCATCGAGAAAGTGATTCAGGGTGCCAAGACCGAATCCGTTCCTCTTGGCGAATTGAAGAAGCTGGCCGAGGATCGTCGTCTGCTCTTCGACGAGGAACTCATGTCGTTCACCATGGGCAACTGTATCGTCCTTCAGGACACGAATAATAACAAGAAGCTGTACAAGGCCAAGCGCGAGGATAAGATCGACGCCGTCGCCGCCATGATGGATGCTTTCGTTTCTTACAAGAACAATCGCGACCTCTTCGACTGATTGGAGATTCAAAATGGTGGATTTTTCCGATAAGCAACGGGCCATGCTGGCCAAGCGCGGTCTCGCCATGCCCCGACGGCGGCTATCCCATCAGGAATCGCAAGGATCTTCGCAACGCCATTCAGGCGTATGGTCGCGGCAACAGCAAGGACGATGTCAAACGGTGGATCAAGAAGCGTGCCAAGCAACTTGACGCCGAGGACATCCTTCCAGAGAATTGGAGAACTTCGATGAATCATAGTGAAGAACTTTATCACTTCGGTGTCAAAGGCATGAAGTGGGGCGTACGACGAGCCGAACGCAAGACCCGTAAGCAGGCCCGTAAAGACGCCCAGGAGACCGCTCGATCTAAGATGCATTACGGTGAAGGAGCCGGCGTTCGCCGACGCAACATCAATGCCGTGGTCAGGCAGCGTTCAAAGGATCCGACCTACAAGAAGGCCTTTGACGAAGAGTACGCCAAACAGGACATGGGCAAGGCTCGCCGTGACGCTGAACGACAGCGTAAGACCACTGATCGTGTCGAACCGATTAAGACCGGAATCGGTCGTGGTGTGAAGAAAACGGTTCGAGCAGTAGGAGCAGCGATCACATTCACTGCAACGACGGCTGCCGCGACGGCAACGGCATACTATATTTCCCATCCGGATGAAGCCAAGCGAATGGTTAACGCCATTGCCAAGAAGGCATCCAGTACGGTAAATAGGGCTCGGAATGTAGCCCGGGGAGCTCGATTCCTTCGCAAGATGGGTCTGTGATGCGGTCGTATCACGAGCTCATCCGGTATTCGGATTTTCTCGATCGGTTCCATTATCTGCAATGTCACGGATCCGTCGGGAGACCGACATTCGGTTCCGAACGCTGGATGAATCAGCGGTTCTATCGATCGCCGGAATGGAAACATGTCCGTGATTTGGTAATCGCTCGGGACAATGGTTTCGATCTCGGTTGTCCGGATCATCCCATCGCCGGAAAGATCATGATCCATCATATCGAGCCGTTGACTCCGGATGTCATCGAACATGGTGACGATCTACTGCTCGATCCGGACAATCTGATCAGTTGCTCGTTAGCGACGCACAACGATCTGCACTTCGGAACCGACGAACGGGTTCGCCCATGGGTTGAACGGAAACCCAACGACACTTGTCCATGGAGGTAACTTCAAAATGGTGGATTTTTATCAGATTGGAGGACCGTGATGAATGAAAGTATTCTTAAGTCGATTAAGAAGGCGATTGGGCTGGATCCTGATTCATCCGATTTCGATGAGGATCTTGTCGTATTCATCAATTCCGCGTTCTTCAATCTCAGACAATTGGGAGTTGGTCCCTCAGAGGGATATTCGATCACCGGAATCGAAGACACGTGGAGCGAATTCACTGATGACGATCAACTTCTTACTGGCGTAAAGCCGTATATTCAGCAGAAGGTTCGTCTTCAGTTCGATCCGCCGACCAATTCGTTCCTCGAGCAATCGATCAGGAAGAACATCGAGGAGTATGAATGGCGTCTCAACATCCAAGGGGAAGGAGGTTTCAATGAATGAGCTCTATCACTTCGGCGTCAAAGGCATGAAGTGGGGTGTCCGCAAGGACCGTAAACGATCCGTAAGTTCCAAGCGTTCCCGATCGGACAGCAAGGATTACACGGAAAGCCGAGACCTTCTCAAGAAGTCCCCGAACAAGTTGTCCAACGCCGAACTTCGTAAGATCAACGAACGGCTCAATCTTGAACAGCAGTATTCGAATCTGACCACGAGCCAGAAACAGAAGGGCAATCGGTTCATCGATAAGGTCGGCAACCAGATGAAGCAGACCGCGGCCAACGAGGTGTCGAAGCAGCTGATGAACGTCGGCAAGATCGTTCTTGGAGCCGGAATCGCCTATGCAGTCAGTAGGGCCCGAGGTAACGGTCAGTCATATTCGTTTGACTTCGCCCGTAGGCAGATTGGTCGGTGATGCCTAATGAATGTCGTCACCGATGCATTGGCGCATGCGTGGAACGCGTTCGTTAATCCGTCCTCCAATTTCCGATTGTCCGTCGGATATTCCTCGGCGCGTCGTCCGGATACGCGGGTCTTCACCCGAGGAGTCGATCGATCGATCATATCCTCGTTGTACAATCGCATCGCCATCGACGTGAGCGCCATCGAGATCCGGCATTGTCGCATCGATCAGAAGACCCAGCAATATCTGGAGACGATCGATGACGGGCTTAACCAATGTCTAAACATCGAGGCCAATATCGACCAATCAGGCCGTGACTTCATCATGGACGTCGTGATGACGATGTGCGATGATGGTGCCGCGGCTATAGTACCGATCGATACCACGGTGAATCCGATGAATTCGAATTCGTTCGATATTCAGACGATGCGCGTCGGTCGTGTGGTCGAGTGGTATCCGAGGGCCGTTAAACTTTCGGTCTATAATGATGCTCCGAATGCCGGACAGCGTGAGGAGATCGTCATGCCGAAGCGTAAGGTGGCGATCGTCCAGAACCCGCTGTATCAGGTGATGAACGAGCCGAATTCGACCTTGCAGCGTCTGATCCGCAAGCTTAATCAGCTCGACGCCATCGACGACAAGGCGGCTTCGGGGAAGCTCGATCTCATCATTCAGTTCCCATACCAGATCCGGACTGAGGAGAAGAAGCGTCAGGCCGAAATCAGGCGACAGCAGCTTGAGGATCAGCTTAAGGACTCCGCTTATGGTGTGGCCTACACCGACGGTTCCGAGAAAATCACCCAGCTCAACCGGAGTCTGGACAATCACATGCTTCAGCAGATCCAGAATCTGACGACACAGCTTTATGGTCAGCTTGGCCTTTCCGAGGCCGTGGTGAACGGCACCGCCTCTCAGGAGGAGATGCTCAACTACCACAACCGCACTTTGGAGCCGATGATCTCGGCCATCTGTGACGCGCTGAAGCGAACCTTTCTGACCAAAACCGCCCGAAGTCAAGGACAGAGCATCGAGTTCTTCCGCGATCCGTTCAGGTTGGTTCCGGTCACCGATCTGGCGAACATCGCCGCGGCATTCACGTCGAACGAGATCATGTCGTCGAACGAGTTCCGTTCGATCCTTGGTTTCGCCCGTTCCGAAGAACCTCAGGCGGATCAGTTGCGCAACGCCAACATCAACCCGCTCGGTACCGACGTGACCGCGCAGCAGCCAGAATCCACAGAAGAACCAACCCAAGATTCAGCACAGCCGTCTATTCAGGATGTGCTGAACGCCCCAATGGAAGGAGACAGTCAAAATGGGGTATGATTTCAGTGGTTATGCCACTCGGAACAACATTCGTTGCTCTGATGGACGAACCATCATGAAGGACGCCTTCGCCGATCAGGATGGTCAGAAGGTCCCTCTGGTTTATCAGCATAACCATAGCGACATCGACAACGTGCTTGGCCATGCGGTCCTTGAGAATCGCAATGACGGCGTCTATTGCTACGGCACGTTCAACAACACGCCAATGGGTCGTGACGCCAAGGAGCTCGTCAAGCACGGCGACATTACGGCGTTGTCGATCTATGCCAACCATCTGACCGAACGCAACAAGAACGTCATGCACGGTAACATCCGCGAGGTGAGCCTCGTGCTCGCCGGAGCCAATCCCGGGGCCTACATCGACAACGTCACGCTCCAACACTCGGATGGCACGCAGGATCTTCTTGACGACGAGGCCGTGATCTACTCCGGCGAGGAGATCGTGCTCGAGCATGGCGATGAGGAAAGCGAGGATGACATGCAGCATGCAGATAATTTCAAAATGCCGACGACCCAGTCCGAGAAACCGACCGGGTCTTCAGGCAAAACTGTTCAGCAGGTCTGGGACACGTTCACCGACAAGCAGAAGGATGCTGTATATGCTCTTATCGGCGCGGCCATTGGTGGTTCCGAGGAGAGTGTTGCGCAGTCCGATATTTCGCACGCCGACGATGAGGGGTCCGGTGATTCCTCTGGTTCCGGCGAGACCGTTCAGGATGTCTTCGATGCGCTGAACGAGGAACAGAAGAATGTCGCCTATGCTCTCATCGGCCTCGCCGTGGAGCAGGGTGATTCCGACACTGAGGACAGTGACGGAGAGAACAACAATAGCGCCTCCCATTCGGAGGAAGAAGGAGATATTATGCATATGAACGCCTTCGAACAGGCCGGTGCCGAGGATGAAGCTCCGGTCCTGTCCCACGACGACATGAAGGAATTCCTTGCCGAGGCCAAGGACTACGGCTCGTTCCGCGACTATTCCGAGAAGTGGATGCAGCATACGGGCCAGACCTATGGCATCGAGAACATCGAGGTGCTCTTCCCGGATGCGCGTCAGGTCGGCGATGAGCCGTATCTGTACAAGCGCGACACCGACTGGGTCGACGTCGTGCTCAACGGCACCCGTCACACCCCGTTCGCCCGCATCAAGACCTCGTACGCTGATCTGACCGAGGACGAGGCCCGTGCGAAGGGCTTCACGCTCGACCGCAAGAAGAACAAGCGTAAGATGGACGAGGTGTTCAAGGTCTACAAGCGTGTGACCACCCCGCAGACGATCTACAAGAAGCAGCGTCTGGACCGCGATGACGAGATCGACATCACCGATTTCAACGTGGTCAACTTCCTGTGGAACGAGATGAAGGTCATGATCCGCGAGGAGATGGCCCGTGACATTCTCATCGGCGACGGCCGCGCCGCCTCCGCCGAGGATCACGTCAACACCGAGAACGTCCGCCCGATCGTCGGCGATGACGACCTGTACGTTATCTACAACAAGGGCAAAGATCCGGCCACCGATCCGACCGCGTTCGTCGATCGCGCCCGCAAGGCGAAGGTGGGCTACATGGGCTCCGGCATGCCGACCCTGTTCCTGTCCCCGAGCCTGCACGGCGAGCTGATGGTGCAGCGCGATAAGGTCGGCCGTCGTCTGTACGACACCGACGCCTCGCTGGCCGCGGCCATGGGCGTTTCCGCCATCGTCGAGGTCCCTGTTCTCGAGGGCTTCTATTACGGCGAGACCGGTTCGGAGGAGTACGTCGATGCCGTGATGGTGAATCTGCGCGATTACACCATCGGCACCGATCGTGGCGGCGAGCTGACCCAGTTCTCCGACTTCGACATCGATTACAACCAGCACAAGTACCTCATCGAGGCCCGCCTGTCCGGCGCTCTGACCATGCCCAAGTCTGCGATCGTGCTGACCCACCCAAAAGCGTGAGCCCGTCGGGTCCGACCGTTCTGGTCGAGCCTGTGGCGGGCACCGAGACCAAGTATGGTAAGAAGGTCTCCGATCTTCAGGATGATGTTGTCATCAACACCAATCGGAAGATCGATGGCACGCTCCATTACGTGACCGGATATACCGAGTTCAATAGTTCCGATCCGACCGAGCAGGAAGGTAATTATCTGGCGTTGGACTTCGCCGATAACTGGCTCGGCGAGACCGATCCGACGACGTTCACGGTCGAGCTCAAGGGCGGAAAGAAGGGACCGGTTACGCTGACGGAGGGTGACGCCTTCTGCGTCTTCCGCGTGACCAATCCTAACACTCAGAGCATCGAGGTGGCATCCACCGATTCCACCGGGACGACCAAGGTCACGTATTCTCTGAAGGGTCTTACCTTGGAGCCCAAGGAGTGACGCGTTCATGGCGAGGTTCTGCGGAAAGATAGGATATTCCCGTCAACAGGTGGAGACCTCGCCTGGCGTCTACGAGGATCGGATCAATGAGCGGACATATTATGGGGATGTGACAAGGAACACCCGTCGTCTTGAGGGTTCCGACTCCGTCAATATGGATATTCTCGCGAACAACACGATCTCGATCCTCGCCGACGCGTATGCCTATGACCATTTCTTCGATATGAAGTACGTATGGTGGATGGGGACCCGCTGGATCATCACTAATGTCGAGGTCCAGCGTCCCCGTCTCATCCTTACCCTTGGAGGCGTATACAACGATGGGAACGAGGCTGCAACTCCATGATATTCTGGTGGGGATCATGACCGATACCGATCCATCCTATGCGACCGGTCATGTATATTTTCAGCCCCCGTCGAATATCCAGATGAAGTATCCGTGTATTGTGTACGAACGGGACACCGGCGATACGCAATTCGCGGACAACAACCCTTATATTTTCAAACTCCGGTATCAGATCACCGTAATCGATAGAAATCCGGACAGTCCGATACCGGCGAAGGTTGCCGAACTTCCGATGTGCACGATGGATCGGCATTTCGTCAGCGACAACCTTCATCATGACGTGTTCAATTGCTATTTTTAAGGAACTAGAATGACATATTATTGAAAGGAATCATTATGACAGCACTTACTTGGGATGATACTGGTAAGCGCCAGTATGAGATGGGTACCGATCACGGTGTACTGTATCCAATGACCGATGGTGGTGTCTATGAAAACGGCGTGGCCTGGAATGGTCTGACCTCGGTCTCTGAATCTCCGGAGGGCGCAGAGGCCAATGATATGTATGCCGATAACATCAAATACTCTTCGCTGCGTTCCGCGGAGACCTTTGGTGCGACCATTGAGGCTTATACCTATCCGGATGAGTTCATTCCGTGCGACGGCGGCTATGTCGATGAAAATGCCCCGGGCGTGAATTTCAGCCAGCAGAACCGCGCCAAGTTCGGTTTCTCGTATCGTACCCAGATCGGTAATGATGTCTCCAGTGAGGCTGGTTACAAGCTTCATCTGGTGTACGGCGCCACCGCTTCTCCGTCTGAGAAGTCGTACGAGACCATCAACGATTCTCCCGAGGCGATTACGCTGAGCTGGGATATCAGCGCCGATCCGGTCTCCGTGGAAGGCCATCCGGAGCTCAAGCCGGTGGCATCGATCACCATCGATTCGACCAAGGTCGATTCGGGT